TTATTTTTTCTTGAAAATATCGGCGGTACCGTGAATTTTGTTGTTGGTGTTGCCGGAAGTCAGCACCAGAACATCAGCACCTTCTTTATCGGCTTTCTCGATCAGCTCTTTTTTCGCGTCGTCTACCGAGACTTCATTGGAAGTGCTAACCGTACCGATTTTTTCATACTGTGATTCCACTTTCTCAAACTCGTTTTTCGTCAGCAGTTCAGCCGCAAAGGTATTGGTGGTAAACAGAAATGCAGCGCCCATCAAAATAGCAGTCGTTTTTTTCATAACCTTTTTCCTTGAGATTAATCAGCAACTACGAAAAGCCCCACGAGTAAGAGTGAGGTGATATGAGCATGGTAGAGGAATAGCAAAATTGCCATAGGGTAAGAAAAATACTGTTATAACAGTCAATTGTGCTGTGAAAAATGTGCGTTAACGCTACTTTCGCGAGGGGTATTTCATGGAGAAAATCAGCAGGACGTCGCGCAGGCGGCAATATGTGAAATTTAATGGCACGCCCTGTAGGATTCGAACCTACGACCTACGGCTTAGAAGAACGTAGAGTACTATTTAACGCACTGTAATATCATTGGTTTTTCCGCGCTCGCTACGCATTTGTGTCATTACGTGTCGTTACCTGCTTTCTCGTTTTCTTCTGATACATCTATGCATGACACATCTATGACACAGAAAATGCACAGCCATGCCGCCGGGCATAGCTATGCCTTTTCCACATCACATCACCGGGCACCCGTCATCGTTGAATGCGCGATTGATGAAGAACGATACCCGGCCCAGCACCTCAACCTCTTCCAGCACTACCCCTTCTATGGCTTCGCCGTCGTCCGTGATGAGAGCTTGACCCATGAGCTTGGCGAACTGAGTCCTGCCTGCACATAAAATTAAAAGCACATCGCCGGGCGCACTTTTGGCCGCAGGTTCAATGATGGCAAAACCAACATCAGTTTCAAGCACCCTGCTCTCAGCCCCTATGTTGCAAATTACCTCTGGCGAGAGCTGGCGCTCGACATAATCGTTCGCTGGTGACGCAAATCCCATTATTGCACCCTCCCCATGTTGCGTAAGATCCAATAGCGGTTATCGCTGCCGTCGTTAGTCTTGTCGGCAAAGTCTTTTTGATAGCGTTCTATCCAGGCGTTCGCATCTTCGCGTGTGTAGTGCCAGTTGAACTGACGCAACTTCTCGATGAAGCAGTCGGTGCGAAGATAGCGGTAGCCTTTCGGGTTTAACTCTATTGCCGCTACAAACGCGGCATGGATGTCTGCTGTGCGTGGCATAATCACCTCACAAAATAACTGTATATATATACAGTATCGCTAAATATGAGAGTCGATCAAGCTTCATAGTGGTGCTACACTCCCTACCTTTCAGAATTAACTGATTTCTATAATGTTAAAGCTATTTACTCGCTATGTTTCGGTGGGGGTGATTAATACAGCCCTTCACTGGTTGTGTTTCGGTGCACTCATGCATTTTTTGGGGGCTACGCAGGCCGTTGCGAACGTGATTGCGTTCTGCATTGCTGTGACGTTCAGTTTTTTTGCAAATGCTAAGTGGACATTCAATTCTCAGGCTACATCTGGGCGCTATGCTGCATTCGTATTTTTCATGGGCATTATGGCCGCACTAACCGGATACGTTGCAGATTCGATTGGTGCCCCACCAGTTGTAACTCTCATAGCTTTCTCGGCATTTAGTCTTGTTGCCGGATTTATATACTCAAAGTTCATTGTCTTTAGGGATGCGAAATGAAAATTTCTCTTGTCGTTCCGGTGTTTAATGAAGAGGAAGCAATTCCGATCTTCTATAAGACCGTGCGGGAATTCGAAGAGCTACAACAGCATGAAATAGAGATAGTCTTTATCAATGACGGTAGTAAAGACGCTACAGAATCAATCATAAATGCGCTTGCTGTGTCCGATCCGCTTGTCGTTCCTATCTCCTTCACCCGCAATTTCGGTAAAGAGCCAGCGCTTTTTGCTGGACTTGACCATTCAACCGGTGATGCGATTATCCCGATAGACGTGGACTTGCAGGACCCAATAGAGGTAATTCCGCACCTGATAGAGAAATGGCAGTCAGGTGCCGATATGGTTCTGGCTAAGCGCTCCGATCGCTCTACTGATGGCCGCCTCAAACGCAAGACAGCTGAGTGGTTCTATAAGCTACACAACAAAATCAGCAATCCGAAGATTGAGGAAAACGTCGGCGACTTCCGCCTAATGTCTCGCCAAATTGTTGAAAACATCAAGCTAATGCCTGAACGCAACCTTTTCATGAAAGGCGTTTTGAGTTGGGTTGGTGGTCGCACTGATGTTGTTGAGTATGCTCGCGCAGAGCGTGTCGCTGGTGATTCTAAATTTAATGGCTGGAAGCTATGGAATCTTGCACTTGAAGGTATCACAAGCTTCTCAACATTTCCGCTGCGCATGTGGACGTATATTGGCTTGTTCGTTGCTGGCCTGGCCTTCATCTATGGCGCATGGATGATCGTCGACACGTTAGCGTTCGGAAATCCGGTTCGTGGCTATCCATCAATGCTGGTTTCAATACTTTTCTTGGGCGGGATTCAGTTGATAGGTATAGGTGTGCTTGGGGAGTATATCGGCAGGATTTATGTTGAAGTTAAGGGAAGACCGCGATACATCATCAAAAATGATGAACCAACAAACAAGTCTTAAGGTGTTAAAATGCTTCGTTTCAATTTAGACAAAAAGCTTTTTTCAATGATATTGCTTATATCATTGATATTCTTCTTACCAATTATCTTATCAAGTCACTATTACGTTGATGATTTAGGTCGTTCTATTTACGGATATTCAAAGTGGTCTGAGAACGGCAGGCCTCTTGCTGATCTTTTATTCCTATCTTTGAGCTTCGGGCCTCAGTTGCCAGACATATCTCCACTACCGCAATTGCTTGCCTTGAGCATCTTATCGCTGAGTGTCTACTTTTCTGCAAAAGCATTTCTCACTGAATTTGATGGATACGTTGCTGCCATCATTTCAATGGTTGCAATTTCAAGTCCATTCTTGTTGGAGAATATATCATATAAATACGATGCTTTCCCAATGTCGATATCCGTGTTGTGTGCAATAATTCCTTTTGCATTCAAAACGGTAAAATTAAAAAAACAATTTATATATTGCTTCACTTCTGTAATTTTAATTCTGTGCATCTACCAGGCATCAATTAACATATATATAATATTCGCTATTTTATACGTATTAAATCTATTCAGATTAGGCGAAACTCGCAATGGATTGTTATCAATAGTAGCATCCATTGGCGGATTAGGTATTAGTTATATTATATATTCAACTTTCATTTCACCATATTTTTTAGTTGGCAGTTATAATTTAAGGCATAGTGAACTTGCAACTTCAGGAATAAATGATGCCTTAACGGTTATATCACGTAATATTTCCGAATTTGGGAATTTGATAAGTCTTGTTGTTACCACACCATTCATAATCTTTTGTGGAGTGGTGTTAACATTATCTTTAATTGCGTTAATAAAAATCTCGCTTGTTAAATGCAGTTACTCTAAGCCTGAGAAAATAATGAAGCTTTTAGTCATTGTATTTTCTCCATTTGCAGTTTTGTGCATGATAACAGGACCCATGATGCTCCTGAGGGACCCAGTACTATCTCCAAGGGTTCTAATGGCATTTGGAACTGCGTGCTTCTTCTTTGCGGTTCTTTCCACCTGGGCGTTCTCTCGCACAAAGCTTTATAAATCATTATGCGGTATTTTATTTACAGTCTACGCCCTATACTCTTTAGGGGTTGCCTATGCTTACGCGAACTCACTTAACAATCAAGAAAAGTATGAGAATGCGATAATTCAATTAATGATGTCTGACTTAAACAGCCTTGGCTTGAGCAGTTATGAATTTATTGCTTTCAAAGGTGGAGTGTCGTTGTCACCAGAAGTTAGGATGGCAGCAAAAAAATATCCAATAATTTCAAAACTTATACAGCCGACAATAAATAATCAATGGGTGTGGGGCCATACCCAAATGATGCATTTCGATTTGGGTAAAAAATTTCAAAGCTTTGATTATCACATGTCGCTTAAATCGAGTTTATGTACATTTGAAAATGTCAGAAACTCTAATAACTATAACATTTTAATTGATAAAAAAAGCTCAACTGTTGTATTTGATTTCACGAAGAAAGAGTGTAAATAGTTTTTGAAAGCCCCCCCCCCCACATAATCTGAAGGGGGGGGGTATATTTAAATGCTACTGGTATAAGTGGCCGCAGTATAGGTATGTTTCCATATCTTATTCTGCACGCTTACCATACCAACACCACACGACAGGGTAGCGTTAGAATTATAACACCCTGAATTATCAACTGATGTTAATTTTGTTAAGTCACAAGCTATGTTGTGAATCCCCCGCATTAACCTGATGGTTCCAGCATTTGATGTCGCTAAAGTATTAGAACCATCGGTATCAACATCACCACTTATGTAGTATGTTCCAGCATTCGATGAAAATGGAACGAACCCCGAAGCAACCGGTGCTTTTACGTTTCTACAGTAAACTTTAGCTGTAGTCCCAGTTAGATCGACAACGCCTGTGCTTCCATCAAATGTTGCATTGCTGATATAAATTTCCGGTTGTGTAGCCATTGCGGCAGTTGAGTAGAAAGCTGCAAGCCCGCGCAATTGGGTTAGGTTGTTTACGTGCATCTTCGTAAGGCTATTATTTCCAATACCTCGATAAACTCTCCCTTGAGTAGTATCGGTGAAAGAAACCTGGATATTATTCAAGAAAACCTGTCCTAACACGCCTCTATTCTGAACGACTGATGAATTGGCATTTACAGGAAAGATTGTTCGACAGTTGTTGATGATTAGTGTTTCACAGAATGTAGTGTTGGCATTGTTCAGCGCTACCAACCCAAGGCCATTACGTGGACCATTGTTTATAGTTAACTGATGTACCATCGTCCCGTATGTACCTGAAATACCAACAACGGGCGCTACGTCGTTTCGAGTATAAACATTCTCAATGGTTAAATCGTCAATCTCCACTCCATATAAGTTAGGAGAAGCGCCATATCCACGGTCATTAATTTCTATGATTGGGTAGGCGTTTGCAGGGTTAGGAACTGCATAAATTTCGCTAACATGTAAATTATTGACCTTTGTATATGTCAAGCCGTTGGTATCAGCATTAAATCGTGCCACAGCGTGATTAGTGTTGCCATACAAGCCAGCAATTTTCATGCGCACATAAACCCCGGAGCCGTCGCCACCGAAGGTCAAAAGCGTTGTAGTTGTCGTTCCTTCATCGTTGGCCTGGTTCAGGCTATAAATCCCAGCGATATCTACGTTAGAGAAATCACCTGGCTCACTGATGTCGTAATACGGATAGTCTCCCACTGTGAGAGCGCACATATCATCGCCTGTTACACCGCTTAGGTTTCGGATGTAAACATTCTGACAAGGATTCTGTAAATGAATACCGTCTGAAATGGTATTAAAACGTAGACCATCTACATGCAAATTCTTAATTTTAGCTATCAGCCAACAGTATTTACGGGCGTTGCGAACGAGAATGCCGCCACCGATACGTAACGTGGTTACGTTTTTGAACACTGAAGCCATGCTCCCGGTGCCATTAAATCCTTTTGCCAGACCATTAAAATCAATGGTTCCCGGCCCCCAAACTTCAATGAAGTCGTCTGCTGTTCCCGCACCGGCATTAACCGCATAACTGTAATTCTGAAGAATATTGCCGTTGTAACTATCAACAGCTTTAAGAATAACACCTGCGCCAATCCATAACCGAGTACCTGAGCGCAATACCCAAGCACGATCTGTAAGATATATACCAGGCTTCTCGAAACGAATATCCCCGCCCGCGGCAAACATAGCATCCAGACCGGAGCCAATGATGTTTGTGTTGCTTGGTTCAATACCATACATCTGAGGGGTGCGGTATTGAATGGCAGAGCCGACTGTACCAGCAGGATAGACAGAGCCAACCGAGACCCCGACCAGACCAGCGCCACTCGAAGCGGCCAAAGCTGAACGCAATGACGCATCACCCACACCAATCCACGCCCCAGGCGCAATACCGCCAGTGCTTGCCGGGGTTGAGTTAGCCGGAACAACTTTAGGGCCTGAAGCAAACGAACCAGTCCATTTGTAATACTCGCCGTCGGCTGTGTTCAGCAGCACCTCGTTCGGATTATTGATGGTCGCGCCAGTGGTGAATGTTTTACCTGTAAGAATTACGTAACCGTAGGCGGCCATTGCCTGCTGGGACAGATAGTTGATGCCATCAATGGTGTAGTGCTTCTGACCAAAGCGATCGATATAGGTCCAGCCCTGAGAGGTAACAAACTCGTCAATTTTCCCTGCGTTAAATTTCAGGTCGCGAGGTGATTCACTTGGTACTGCGTCTTGAGTTGGTTGCGTAGCCATATTGATTCCATTAAAAAACCCGGCACGATGACCGGGTTCGGTTGGTCGTGGACGGTTCTTATTGGTAGATAGCGTCGCTGTATTCCGCGACGGTCAGAGATACCGTGTTATCGGTGTTCGGTTTGATGCTGTTGACCGTCCATAGCTGACTGTCCAGTTCCTCCACTGTCGCAATGAGATAGCGCGACGGGAGCTGCACAGTGTCTCCGTTCCAGATGTTGAGCTGAATATCGGGTATTGCTGCGGTGAATCCGTACTTCGTGTCGCCACGCGCCGCCGCTGGATAGCGCAGCGTCGGGTTACCCATGCTGTCTGTCACCAGCACATACATCGAACCGGTAAACGTGATCGGCTCGCTGGTATCAAAGTTATTACCGGCGCGCCCGGTGATGTAACCCTGTTGCTGGTTGCTGTCGTAGATGTCTGGCATCTGGATGACGCTACCCACCTGGATAATGCCGTCCTCAAACACCTTGGCGTTCATCTTCACGCGCGAGTAGATCAGGCGCTTGGTTTCGCGTAATGCTCGCTCCCGGGCCTGATACTCATTACGGAAGCCGACGATCTCCAGCTTGTTTGGGTTTTCCGCTTCCTGCTCAACGATGGCACCGTTCAGCACGCGGTAGTTGATGTACGTCTTGTTGTTCGTGGTCGGGTGAACGTAGGAAACCTGCACACCGTCATAACCACCAGGCAACGTGGCTTCGTACGTCATTTTGTACTCGTCCGTCTTCATGTTGGCCCGGTTGAATACGGCCGCCGGGTAGTCAACCTTCTGATCGCGGGTAAACGTCAGCACGCCGTCATCCCAGTACGCCACCACCGACGCCGCATTACAGATCGCCTGCACGCGGTCGCCAAGTGAGTCGTTCTCGTCGTCAAATGTGTAATCGAAGTAGCCCAGGCGCTCGTCAGGCAGACTTTCTGCGATAGAGTACAGCCCGTACAGGTCAATGCTGCTTACCGGCTGTTCGCCCATAATCAACCAGGTATGCGCCACCGCATCTGCGAACGACCGCGATGGCCTCAGCGTATAGTCAACCGTCTGCGCGTCCAGGTCGTACGTGATGGTATGGCGGGTCACCAGCGCGTTGTATTTGCGCTCGCGGCTCCCCAATGCGTTCTCAGTCGCCCTCACCTTCACTCGTACCAGCGTGTCGGTCGGGTGAACGACATTCGTACGGATGTTGATGCTGTGGATCTCTTCGACCTTCAGCAGGGAAGCATCACCAGAGTTATCCGTTCGCTGAAAACTGACCGCATACTTCCCGAAGCCACCGGTCGGCGTGATTTTGTCGGTGCGGTAGAAGACTTCACTCGTCGACTGGTGCGGCGTCGTCTGTCGGTACGTAAACGTCTGCTGAGTTCCCGGGACCTGGTTGTAGTCGTCGTCGATTTTCCAGATGACAACCTTCCAGTTGGTCTCTTTCTTCCCGCCGAGGCTGGACTGGGTATGCAGCCACAGTTGAGTTGACTCGACTGGCGAGAAGAACGGGCCAACCACCAGCGCCTCGTTATCGTTAAGGATGAATTTCGTGGTGTTAATCGTGGCATTCGCCGGGATGTCCTGCGGCCCCTCCAGCTGGTTCATCGTAAACGTGTACCAGCGCACCGGGTTAACAACCGCGCCATCGTTTGTTTCAACGGCGGAGATCAGCGTACCGGAGAATGTCGCATCGGTAGTGACGTTGCCGGAGGCGGTGCTGTACGTCACGTTGATGGTGAAGGTAACCGCGTGCGGCAGAACCAGCCCCATGAAGTAATCGAACTCGGCCTGCTTAACGATTTTCATCGCTATCTGGCCGCCGGAATACGTGCCGCTGACCACCGTGTTTGCCGTTGCTGTTTCGATCGGGAAGTCGCTGGCTTCGTTCTGCCCGGGAACCTCCTGGCCGTCAACGTCATCGAACCCGTATCCCTCGACGATCTGCGGGATAACTTCTCCTGGCTGGAAGAACTGGAATTCTGCACCGGCCAGAGAGCCCAGGCTCGATTCTGAGTAGCGCACAGACTCGTAATCGTATTTGCCGATCCCGATGCACATCCATTCAGTGACGTACTTCAGGCCGCCGTCTGTGGAAGTCTGGTGTACATATTCGAATACCGACTCCTGAATCAGATCCGGGAACGAACAAATCTGCCCGTAAATGTCCGGCTTGGCCTTGTAAACGCGCGCAGTGTTTGTCTGACCGGTCAGGCTATTGTTCGGTGAGTCGACGGTATTACCGCCGTTGTTCGCTATAGCTGGCTTCGGCGCCAGGAACGAAAATACCTGGCCCACCACTTTAAAGATCGGGCTCAGTATGTCGTCGACAATGCCCTTTGGTTGGTCGAATATCTGGATGTGGTCCAGCTCGCTCAGCTCAAACGCCAGCTCATCATCGTCGCCCATCTTTACGCCGTTGCGGACAATCAGCAGGTCACGGTGGAAAGTAGCGTCATTGGCCGCCAGCCAGTCATAAAAAAGGGTGCCGTTTGGCACCCTACAACGCAGCTTAGGCGTTCCTGGAAAATTCGATATCTCAACCAGCGCCATAAGAAAAATACTCCACTTTGGTGAATGCTCGCTGAATGACCAGCAACGAGTCCATACGCACGCTGCCGCCCTCGCCCCGCGCGTGCAACGCCTGGCGGTTCAGCACCAGGCCGACATGCGCAGGCTGCGATCCCTGATAGCCGACGAAAATCCCGCCCTCAACCGGCTTGTCAACCGGGCGCCAGAACGTCACATCACCCTGATAGCAGGTGAAGAAGTCAGCCCCGGCTTCGTAGTCCGGCGTCTGGTGCAGTTCGGTGCCCAGGACGTGGCGGAAGTACAACACCACCAGACCCCAGCAATCGACCTTTTCAAAAGTGCAGGCCCGGTTCGACCATGGCACGCCGATCATCCTGCTGATAAAATCAGAGGTAGTCATGTGCCGTGCCTACCAGTTACATCGCCGCTTCTCACTTCAGCAATAATTCTCGCCTCACAAGCTGAAGGGAAGTCAGGAAACCAACCAAGATGAGCATTTGCCAATCTTGCGCGCCACTCATTCCTTCTCTTCAAGAAATCCACGCCAGTAACACCTGATGTATTACCAGTTAGTTTTCTTTTATTCCTTGAGTTGACAGCTCTGCTAACCGCCCTGAGGTTATCTATGTTGTTATTTTTTTTATCACCATCAATATGATCAATTTCATGACCGTTAGGTATTTCACCATGGTGCATCTCATAAATAATCCTATGAACAAGCAATTGCTTTCCATCAACGATTACAGAGAGATATCCTTGTGTAGTAGTCTTGTTTGGTGACCTTCCGTATCTGACCCCACTCCTTCTTATATTCCAATATATCTTTCCATCATCATATCTGAAAAGTTCATGCCAATTCATATAGAGACCTCAACCAGAAGATACAAATATATTTAATACGAGCAAGAGGAGTAGCGCGCCTAATAATTATACCACTTCATAAATATTGAAGCCCAGTATATTCGCGGGGGTCGTATAATTTCCCAATATTATTATTGAGCGGATTTGTGACGGACAGAGTGACCGATGCGGCATCAGCATCGATATCCACCGTCTTGACGTAAAGCTGCCACGACTTAATCGGCACCGACACATCGCCGCTGTCGAAGATCTGCCTGGTGGCCGTGATGGCCGTCAGACGGGCTGCACCCTTCCACTGCTTCATCAACGCTTTGATGTCAGACGACAGCCTCCCTAACTTCACCGTCGCGTCGATCACCGGCGTACCGCTCTGCTGGCTCTCTTCGATTTCAAATCGCGCCGGCGTGTACGCCTGTCCGCCGAGCGTCTTGGGGAAGAACTGCTTCTCGACAAGGCGAACGTAACCAAAGGATGGATGGTAGAACGTAATGGTGTCGTACAGTCCGCGCGTCGGGCGTTGCTGCTTATACTCCCTGAAGCTCGGCATTACGGCACCCTCGGTAGTGATTCCGGATCGCGCCCGTCCGGATAACCCGTGACAACGATATCCAGCCACGAATCCCACGGCGGCGGCAGTTCAACAATGATGTCGTCAAACTCGTCATCGGCGTTGTACAGGTGGTTGGCAATAACGGTTCCTGTCCATGTCACCACCCCGCCGTCTATGCTGGTCTGCACCGGCATCTGCGTGAAGTGCAATTCCTGCATCTGGAGGCCGCTACCGCCGATGTTAACCGGCATGCGGAACCAGTTCAGACCGCGGTTGAGGTAGTTAGGACTGCGCAGCCACTGCTGGAAGGCCTTCTCCTGGTCCAGAGTGAATATCCACGTCAGCGACCAGGTCACTTTCAGGTCGTCGGTTTGATTCTCGAAAATTGCCGGGCCGACCGCTGGCTGATCGGTCTGGAACCCGGTATCGAGCGTCATATTTTTGCTGGCCTTCTGCGCTAGCGGCAACCAGTCGGGATAGTCGATAATTGGCATCTAAACTCCAGGCATTAAAAAACCCGCCGGAGCGGGTTTGCTTAATCAACAAGCCGGGGCCCGGTTGGTGCCTCGTAGATATTGATTTTTATGTCAACGATTTCGCCATTATTGGTAAATTCCAGCTCTTCCCCAGCAGGCGTTATGCCCTTGATAGTTGATCCATCACTTAGAGTAAACACAAACTCTACCGCCCTGTTCGGGCGTATCCTGTGTGGTTTACCTATCTCAGTTGGTATTGACTGCACTTCGCCCGGCTCAATTACCACGTAAGTCTCCTTATCCCTGACCGTTCGGGGTTCTTTTCACGTTGAAATTACTGGTTATACCCTGACTTATCGGGCCACCATTGTTCAAATCCGCGATAATCGTAGTGAGGGTAATACTACCATCTGAATTCACTGTACCCTGAGAATCAACGGTAGCAGAGGTGTAATTCTGCACGATATTGTTGATTATTACACCACTTCCGCTCTGCATATCCTTATTGCTGATCACCCGACCGTTGTCGCCCGGTATCATGTACTGCTTACCGGTACTGGCCTGGTAAATCTCCGGCTTCCCTCGCTCACCGACCTGATAAAGACCCCCTGCATTCACCGGGCCGCCATTGTAACGCATACCGGTTAAAGCAAGACCCTGTGCCAGTCCTACCGTTGAAGCAATTCCGGTCATGGCAGGAACTGAGTTCCCACCAAAAGAGGCAAGACTGGCAAAGGCTGCTGCCGGAGCCCATGCTTTAGCCAGAAATACAGCCTCCGTCGCACTGGCAGCAGTAGCTGCTGCGCCCAATGTCTGACCGATAATGAAGTTTTTGAGAGCCTCTACCCCAACCTGGACTAGCGCATTTACCACGCTATTCAGCATCGTGTTACCGAGCGAACGCATAGCATCCTGCGCTGACATCGTTCCGGTGATCAGCCCGGTTAACGCATTGGATGCATTGCCTGAAAACGCATCCACCGCACTTGTCAGCATTTCATAACCAAGACCTTGCTGGCTGAGCAATTGCCACTGAGCGGCTGTCATCTGCTCATTGAACTGGTTTTCCTGCGCAGTCTTTAAGGCAAGGTACTGGGCATCGGTAGCTGCTTTTGCAGCAACGAACTGATCGTAATTTATTTTCCCTTTTTGGTAACTTTGCTGGAGTATCGCCTGTTCCTGCTGCTGATATTGCTGCATCAGGGCTAACTTCTGGTTATTTTCGTTCACCAGTTGCTGTACCGGGTCAACTTCGGCTCGGGCAGAAGCTACCGGATTGACTGTGGCCTGGGCGTTAATCTTGGCGAGGTTATTCTGGTGCTCGAGCGCCATTTTCTCCGTGGCAGCGTTATACTCCTTGAGATCTATTTTCCCAGCGTTCAGTGCGGCCTTCAGATTTTGCATGGATTCGGCGTAGGATTTATTCTCCGCCTGCAAAGGCATTGCCTTAAGTGCTTCTGTTACCCCTTTGGCTGCTGCTGATGCATCCCATGCTTTTGCTGCATATTCACCGGCCTTTTTGATTTGCTCCTGGGTTGCAGAATTACCCAGTGACTGCTGAGCACGTAATATGGCCTGCTCGCGGCTTAGCTCCTCCGTTGAATCAGCTGCCAATTCTGACTGCTGACGCAAATTTTCAAGCTTATTTGCAATTGATTCGGACTGTGCCTCAGTTTTCTTGCCAGTTTTATTGCTTTCCTTTCTTGCCTCGGTTACTAGGTACGTCTCCGCATATTCATCCTGAAGAGTCTTGATGCGTTTCGGATCCGTAACCCCAGCGTCGGCAGCATCATACTGAGCTTGAAGCCTTGCTCTTGCCTCTCCTTCCAGTTTGGCTAGAGCGAGCCTGCGCTCAGAGTTTTTTACCAGCTTTGATGTTGCTGCATCGTCTCCGCTAGTTGGTGTCTTGAATCCTTGGTTGTTCTTGGCATCACTTGCTGCTTTAGCTCTGATGTGAGCAATTTCACCTTCGACCTGCTTTAACTGAACGGCGGCCTGCGCACGACGAGTCTGGAATACGGAGTCTGTCTCATACCAGCGCTGACCATCTTTAAGCTCGGAGTTTAATTCTTGCTGTAGCTTGATAAGCTTCGGCATTCTGGAAGAATCACCGACATTTTTATTGTAGTAATTAAGATTATCAGCAACACTTTGCATTAACCCCGCCAGGGTCGAGGTTAAGCCAATCGCCTGATTGATGTCGTTAATGGCGTTTTTAAATGCTACGTCCAGACTATTTTTCGCCCTGTCGATATTGACAGGCATCTTGTCGAACTCTTCGTTAACAGACTTGGATTGTTTTTGAATAGCGTTAAGGGCATCTTCAGCCGTTAACTTGCCCTCCAGCATTCTCTTGCGGAGATCACCAATCGATATTCCAAGTCCAGACGCAATCTGGCGAGCAAGCTCTGGCATTTGCTCAAGGATGGTGTTGAACTCCTCAGCCCGGAGAGTGCCGCCGGCGATTGACTGCCCGAACTGGCGAAGTGCGCTAGCCATTTCCTCAGAGGATGAACCGCCTATGGTGCCTATCTTTTGAAGCGTCGAAGTAAGCGCAAGGATCTGAGAGTTTGTTGCACCAGCGCTTTTTAATGCTGTGGTCAGTGATTCCCACAAACGCTCTGTTTCAGAAAGGCTGTTACCTGTTTGTGATGCAATAGCTGAAAGAGCTGACATAGTCTCTTTCGCTGTATCAATACTTGGGCTAAGCCTGGTGATCCTGGCCTGCAAAGTAGCCATCTCATCACCAATCGCAATCAGCCTTTTGGCCGTCTCGATGGTGAAAGCTGCTGCAATAGCCACTCCTACTTTATTAAGCGCCCCCTCAAAGCGGCTAACCGACCCGGATGCTCGGTCGAAATTGGAGCCCATTTTATCAAGCCGATCGTTTACTTTACGCTGTGCCTCAATAAGCTCTGCTACGTCCATTTGGACTTGATAAACAATATTCCCAACCTGTTCACTGTTGGCCATGCTTTTCTCCGGGCATAAAAAAACCCGCCGGAGCGGGTTTTAATGTTCAAGTGTTTATTACTTACATCTATTTGGAATGTCTTTTTCTGCAATCTCACCTTGCTTTGTGAGATCGTAAATTGTCGGATCGTCTATAGAAATCTGGCTTGCCTTTTCAACCACAGGGGCAATAAATACCAATGAGGCTTTATTATCACCTTTGGTCACTTCAGCCTTGCCGCATACGTTTCCAAATCTGGCGTACACTGTGTCTCTGTCGTCAGGGAAGAAATTAACTTCCTTTAATGAAACGACTTTTACGTCTTTTGGAAAGAAACCGCTTTCTGCTCTTTGTTTCACAGCATTGACAATTTCTGCATCAGTAGCCGCCATAACACAAGGTGCAGCGAGCAGCGTTCCCAATAAAATTAATGTACGCATCTTTCTATTCCCCATTGGTAAAAGTGGAAATATCCTAACCAGGAATAGCACAGTTGCAACGGAAAAGGATGATTTATTGTTCTCAGGGTATCGTTGTATAGAAGGTCGGTTACTTCTTTTTCGCATTCTCGCGTCGAACCGCCTGTTTAGCCAGATATTCGTCGGCGATGCTGTCGTACTCTTCGCGAGTGAACCCTTTCTGCTCAGGGTATTTCGCCGCTAGCAGCATCTGAAATTCGGTCATAGTTAGCTTTGACGCCTCATCACGACTCATGCCAAAGTGGCTACGCGCCGCGCTGATGTAGTCGAAGGCTTTAAATTCAGTGGTTCGCTCGCCTGTTTCGTGGCGCTGCAACTGGCGAACCTTTGCTTTGCCAACGATACCGTGCTGCATGAGGTGCTGAGCCAGCACGATGATGTCGTTCTTCGGCATCTTTCCAGGTCGGTATACAACGCAATGTCGCCACCCTTTCCATTCGCCGATCATGGACGTCAAGTCTTCATCGCAGCACGCCTGTAACACCTGCATGCACGTGGATAAAAGCTTCTCAGCGGCACGGTTGAAAGAGGGGGATAGCCATTCAGGAAATCGTCCAAAAGTGCTCGAGCACGCTTCAGTGAGCTGAGAAACCTCAATGCCGTGGATGATGGCGTACGCCTGCACAATCTCTTCCGGAGTGCCGATCCTCGTCATGGCCTCAAATGAAGGTCGGAGCAGGTAATCTTTTCCGCCTTCGCGACTGTCGCTGACGGAGATTTCGCCGATATCGGTTAAAACGGTCATAGTCATTCCAGTAAACGGTCATTATCAAGGGCAGCACGCCGCCCTTTGGAATGTCCGTTAGGTAACGGTAACCGTATGCACGGCCACAAAGTTTCCGTCTTCGGTGTTGATGATGATCTGCGCGCTACCGGTGGCGACGCGCGTCACGGTGACGGTGTTTCCGGAGACAGTGGCCGTTGCTTTGGTCGCGTCGGTAGTCGCTACAGTAAAGTCTTTGTTGGTTGCGCCAGTTGGTGCGATATTCACCGTGAAGGTGCTGGTACCGCCCGCCGTGCCGGTGCTGGTTGCCGGAGTTACCGTTACGCCAGTCACCGCTACAGCAGTCAGTTCGTTCACTTCGATGGTGGTTGCATCGCCTACTTTGAACTCGGTGGAGAAAGTGACGATGTCGTTGGTACCGCCGTCAGAGCTCAGCGCCGTGATGTTCATGTAGCCGACGAATTCGACAGGACCGTAATCCATACGTACCCAGATGCCGGGCTGGCGCTTGGCCTTCAGCTCGTCAGCGAAATACTTGATGAATTTGCCGACACCGTATTGATCCAGCTTGTCCTTCTTGCGGACTTCACCTTCAAAACTCAGGGTGAAATCACTGTTGGTGATGATGGTCTCGACATAGCCGCCGCCGTCATCCGCATCAGAGGTAACTGAGTTCGGGTTGAAGTCGAAGCCCTTCGACGTACCAGCGGCCAGCGCCATCCACTCACCTTCGAGTGGCTTGACGTCCGGGCAGCCATCGGCGACTTCCAGCACGACCGCACCGCCGAACAGGCGCTCGTTCGAGTTCTGGCAATTAGCCATGTGAAACTCCTCTTTGACGTATAAAAGAAAACCCGCCGGAGCGGGTTATTTGGTTGGGAATGGCTATTCGCCGTAAGTGCAGGCGAACTGGAGTCGGAAGACTATTCGCCCTTCTTCTGTGAGCACCGGCGCGGGAATTGCGCCCATGTTCTGGATGTAGCCGACGCACTCGTCAGCCATAGGGTTGGCCTGGACGTAATCGACGATGCGCTGCACGGCGCTGAGCGCGTCTTTTCGCTTGTCTTTTGCGCCGACGACGTCGACAAGTACGTAATATTCAGAACCAAGATCGGTACGAATTGCTGTTCCGCCGCTTGGCCTGAATACCATGACAGCCTTCGACAGATCACCAGGGTCGTCGTACATCAACTGCTGCACTGCGAAACCAGTCGTTAGTCCTGCATCTCCGAACATGTTTCGCACCCGCTCGTGCATCAATGGCGTCATAGCGAAAGTTCCTTCTTGATAGCACTGTCAACGTCTGAGCGAGTATTATCAACGGCCCTCTCAAGGAATTTCGGCTCGCCGGATGGGTCCCAATAATTACCGCCGCCTTGCGATACTGGTCTTGGTCTTCCCTTTAAAGTGCCTTTAGACTCATGCACATATACCGCATAGTTGGCGGAATAACCCACACGGCCAGTAACCATGGTTCCGTTAACCTTCACATCCAAAAACTGAGAGTTTATGAGGTTTGATGTCTTGCCGACAGGAGTCATTCTGGCAGCTTCCGGCGCTATAATTATCAGAGCCGATCTTATGGCTCGTATAACCTTTCTGCTCTGAATGTCACCAATAAAGCGATCCAGATTGGCTTTAGCCTCTTTGACGCCCTTCACTTTAATGCCCATGGCTACACTCCCGTAATTATCGCCCAGTCATCTTCCAGACCGTCGAGAGTGTCGTTCCAGCGCGTCACGTGACGGACCTCATCAGCACCTGCTACGACCGGATCCTGCTCAGCACTAACACCAATCAGGATGTAATCGCCCTCATCAGCTAACGCATACGCAGTAAAGAAGGTGTTTTTTACGACAACCTCTTTACCGATGGAGCCGAGCTTTGCAGACAGGCCGCCGATGTAGTCGCACATGATGGTTTCAGGCGGTTCATATGGGTCGACAGGATCGCCCCACTCGTCATTTCCACCAGCACCCTTACGCCATATCGTGCATGGCTTGTTGTATGACCATGAAGCAGTAGACGACATCAGCCCTCCTTCCAGCGCAGCACCTTCGCGCCAGTAGCCCGTATGCGCGGGCAGTTGATGAACCACTCGCCATCCGATTTCACGTAGCCGGTAGTCTCCCGCCCGGTGTCAGTCATCACCCATACGTGGGTAAACGAACGCGGCAGGCCTTGCTTAACTGATTTGTACGTCATCACTTACTCCAATAAAAAACCCGCCGTAGCGGGTTAAATTAGCCTTACACGTTCCTAGCAAATTCGCCGTGAAGGGATGATCTCGTATTTCTCAGCCACTCTTCGACTTCGTGACGCGATTTAGATGAAAAATGATTGCGTACACCTTTAACCTGAACACTGCCTCGCCATGCTGCGTCCGCCTTGTTCCAAGTCAGACCCTTAACGCCAGTGGTATTTTTAGCGCTGCGTTTTTGGTTTTGAAGATTTTCTGAGACGCTGGCAACTCGTAGATTGCTAATATCATTATTGACCCTAACCCCGTCAATGTGATCAATCTGCAAGCCATCGGGTATTTCTCCATTGTGGAGTTGCCAAACAATGCGATGAGCGGCTATTTCTTTGCCGTTAAGCTTCGTTCGGTAATAACCATAGGAACTTATGGACCCTACTGGATCGCCTGCTTTTATTCTTCGACCAACATTTATTTTCCATCTAAGAAATGACGGTGAGGTCGGGTCATATGAAAAATATTCAGATAGAATATGGTTAGCCATGCTCGTTACCTCCATAACGACGATGTGGTTAGAGCCGAATCCATGTTGGCGCATGATTCGGCTTGTTTATTTTACCATCAACTGTTTATTCAAACAGTATTAATCGTCGTTATTTTTGGCAAAAACATCCACCCTTCCCGATCCAGATACCAGCAAATGCCGGAGTGGCGGTAGGGTCGGCAGGAATCAGCGAGGTGGCACAGCCGTACTTATCCAGCCCGCGCAGCAGGTTCACTGATGCTTTCCAGCGATCGGTGAACGACTGGTACCGGAAAGATCGCGACGCTCCGCTTGGAGCCGTCTGGCTGGAGATGTATTTATCCCCCTGCCCGAGCCCCATAAGCGCCAGCAGATAGAGCTGAATCAGCAGCGCGGTCGACGCCGGATAATGCGCATCGAGACACTCCTGAATGCTGTTAGCCTGGTCGACGAGAGCCTGAAGAACAAAATTTGGCAACTCAATGCCGACACTCGATAAGTACTCAGTGGCTTCTTCTATAGTAACCATGGTAACCGCTCTCAAAAGAAAACCCGCCGTAGCGGGTTTCTGTTTATTCATGTCTGGCAAAATCGCCATGGACTTTATTTCTTGTTTCTAAAAGCCATTCCTCAACCACTTGTCTGGACTTTGATTTTTTCTTATGGCTGACACCATTAGCGACAATTTGCCCAAGCCAAAGCCCTGATGACTTCACGAAACACAAGCCCTTAACTCCGCTGGTATTATGGGAAGGGGTTCTCATGTTCCAGAGGTTTTGCGATGTAGTAGCTATTCGAAGGTTGCGTATCTCGTTGTTCTTTCTATCACCGTCCGCATGATCAATATCATGACCATCAGGAATTGAGCCATTATTCAGCTCCCAAACTATGCGATGCGCAGCATACCGTTTCCCAAACAGCCAAACGACATAGTCTCCACGAGTAGAGCTATAGCTTCCAGCGACAGATCCAGCCCTCATCTTTCCTCGCTTAGTTTTCCACCTCAAGCCAGTATCAGATGTTGGATCGTAAACAAGAAATTCGGATAGAATGATTTTCGCCATGATTTTACCTCCGCTATAGGTAAATAATTGGTTAGGGCCGGGGCAATGTTGACGCATTCCCCGGCTCGCTTATTTTACCATTAGCGCAGATATTAATCATTATTACCCCGCCGGAGCGGGGCATAAAAAAACCGCCTTAGCGGCGGCTGTTATTCAGCAGGGAAAAGTTTTTCGAGTTCGCCATCCGGCAACAGCTCACTGAGCTTCTCAGCGCCCAGGTTGCCTTTAAACTCGATACCCAGCTGGGTCAGGCGGTCCTGAATAATCTCTTTGCGAGATTTCTCACCGGTACCGGCATCAGGTGTCGCAGGTTTCAGCTCACCACCTGCCTCGCCTTTCATCAGCCTTACGTTAGACTTCAGCGCCGGGTGAACCTCTTTCAACTCCACCACGTCACCAACCTTCACGCCGAACCACGCGCGCACAACTTCGTATTTAGCCATGCTGTTTCCTTACGCCAGTACAGCGCCGTAGACAACACCAGACAGTCCCTGATCGTCTGCGGTGATTTGCAGGCCTTCAGCAGACATGATCTGGAAGTTGTAGTTAACATTAGGCAGTGGACGCGGCAGCGGCACAACGCCTACAGCCATACCCACCAGTGGGGAGATCACGTCACGACGACGAACGTACGCGATGAACTCGTTACCGGTCAGCGCGAAGCTCATGCGGATTTCTTTCACCGGCGCAAACGGCAGAACCGCCTGCAGCACAGTGCCGCTTACAACGCCATTCACCACGTACGGCTGCGCCAGGTTTGCCCAGATTTCCGGGGAAACCCACATCACATCATATGCGGCGACTTTGTTCGTGCGGGCGGTAGTACCGAATGCGCCTTTACCGAAGAACGCAAAGAGCGCGGTCATGTCAGCGGTGGTAAGGTCGATATTCGCGCCACCAGCACCAGATCCGAGGTTAATCTTCTTGGTGTTGCGGTGGTTCTTGATACCCTGCGCAGGATAGGACTGAACCTGAATTTTTGAATCGCCGTTCAGGTAGTAGTTGACGCGCTTCTGGTTGAACTTGCGCATCTTCGCCATCTGCGAGTCCAGCACCAGATCGATGCCCACAGAGTTCAGGCCAGCAGCATGACGCCAGTTAACACCGTAACCAGCAGTGAACACCGGAATCGGGTCCCCGTCGCTCGCGTAGTCAGTGTGGTCGAAGGAGAACGGCGCCTGACCATCGATGCTTACTGACACGTCATCGGCGATGTCGCCAACCACGTTATACAGCTTGGCGGTTTTACCGACCGGCAGAACCGTCTGAACGCCGATCAGGTCGTTCACGATTTCCATGCCAACTTCCTGATCCCGCAGTTGCAGCACCTGGTTGTCAATCTCAGCCCAGAAGTCACGGGAGAAACCGCCCACTGCGTTACAGGCCAACATGTCAGCGGTCATCATCGCGCGGTTAGCTGCAATGATGGAATCGTTCTGTAGGTTCCACATGTTGCGGTTTGCCCACAGCTCACTCCAGTGCCCGCCAAGGCGGGAGTTAGTCGCCAGCGTCTCTTTTGAGAAGTACATATGTTTTTGTCCTTTTGTTACGCGCCAGCAGCGGCAGCAGTGCCAACGCGCATGCGCACGCGGATGAAGTCGGTAGTGCTGGCCGCGATGGTGTATTCATCCTGGCTGTATCCGATCACTGAATCAGTGTCATCGGTTGCCAGGGTAAACTGACCGGCAGTGCCCAGCTTGATCGGGCTGTCTTTTTTATACGCGCCTGGCAGGCAGCGCAGCGCCAGCTCACGACCTTCTTCGACGTAGTTACCTACTGCCGAATCGCCGGCAGGGATTTCTTCGGTGATTGTCAGGCCCTGGTGATAACCGACATCGATGATGTACAGGCGTCCGGTTAGCGCAGTAGCCTGAGCGAATTCATCGGATGAGTTGATGGTTGCGGCGGTACCCGGAAGTAGCGCTGCGGCCGTAGTGCGGGTTTCGGTCTTGTACAGAGACTGACCGTCGATATTAACGCGACGATAACGTGGCATTATTCCGGCTCCTTACTTGAAGTGTTCGTCTGCGGCAGGTGCGCCGGTTTCTTTGTGCTGTTGAGCATTGTTGGTGCCCAGCGGAGCAGCTTCGCCCAGCGACTTGAACATTGCGTCCAGGGCATCGCCAGAAAGCGCGTTGGCCACGATGTCGCCATGGACCTTGGCAACCGCATCACGCTTGGCTTTCTCTTCAGCGCGTGAGTTTGCGGTCAGGGTGTCAGCGAGTTGCTTCTGGTTGGCCTGTAGCGCATCAACCTTTTCCGCGAGAGGCTTAATAGCCTCTTCAGTATTGGTCGCAACAGCCTGGCCGATCATGCTGCCGATTTGTTCCAGTTCTTCTTTGGTTAAAGGCATGTCGCCCTCCGTTTTGTGGTTTGGTGCAGGCTGTTCCTGCGGTGTGAATAGAGCTCTGAATTTGTTAGCGACGACTGCCACCCACGACTCCTGGCGCGCTACTGCGGTGCCGGTATCGTCGAAGGTGATTGCGCCGCCCTCAGAGGAATAACCGTAAACCTGCGCATCTCCGCCATTTCGCACGATAACCACCTGCGAGTCGGTAAAGTCAGCAACCCAGGCATATTCATCCGTGCCAGGCGCAAATTTAGCTTTGGCCGCCCGATCGAGACGCTGCTCGCGCTCCCGGTATGATTCGCCCACCAGTGCGCCAGAGTTGGCCTTAAGCGGCTGCGCCAGATCGGCATTGACCATCAGGCCAACACCTTGCTCGGGTGTTGCAGCTCCTACTTCATGCAGCAGGATTGCGTCGTGGTCCATGCTGTAGATCTTGGCTACCCAGTCAGCGCCGGTAGCGCGCTGTTGCTCGTTCGGTTCAAGCTGATCGAGGAACGCGGCAACACTGGTATGAATCGGAGGAACGTCATCACCACGCTCGATAGCTGCAACGCGCTCCAGTAGCTCGCGACCACCTTCCGACTCTTCCGCCCGGGCAACATCCACCCACTTCTCGACGTATATACGATTGCCGGACTTCTTAACATTGCGATTCCATGCACCTACGTAGCCGACATTCAAGCCCTCTGGGGAGAAAGCAGATACGAATTCGCCGTTAACCTGCGGATGACCAAGTGGCGCAAGAGTTCCTTCCAGCCCCTGATAGTGGGCGTCGATTTCCTCCGCCGTGTACAGCCCTCCATTCATGACTACGTTAGCCGGCAGCGTGTAGCTCGGCAGAACCAGGTGCTCACGGCCATTGTGCGTTTCACGCCGGATAGACTGGCTGTTCACCTTCGTGGTGATATTTACCTGCATAGTCATATTTATTTCTCCGCCCAGGCATAACCGCGCGCCTGCATAGATTTATATTCCTGTTTGAGTTTCGTGATGGTGTCCGGGTACTCCGGTTTGCCTTCGTCGTCGACCAGAACCGACTGCTGACTGCATTTGCAGTTGCTTGCAATTATTCCATTGGCTATCATTAGGCCTGACACCTCTTCGAGATCGTAAACATGACCTTCAAAGAAATACCTCTCGACACCGACAACATCGTCAGGCTCTATCAGTCCGGAATCTCCGAACAAGCTATCGCCAGAAAAAATGGCGTTTCCCGTAGCGTTGTTAAGCGGCGCCTTGAAGTCGCAGGAATTGAGCGCCGGGGAAGAAGCACTGCCGCAATTAACAGATTTTCGACCTCCTCTCTCGAGGACAGGCGCATTGTCACTGCTGCCGCCATCAGCGTCAGGAGAGGGCAGGTAGACAGTGATGAGGTCAGAGAAAGACGGTCCATGAATCAACGAGCTGACAGAGTTGGCATGTTTGAGAGCGAAATAATCGAGAATCTCGCCAGCATGGGTGTTGCATGCAACGGACAATTTCCGGTTGGACCGTACAATGTGGACCTCACCATTGCAGGAACTACCGTCGCTGTGGAAATCTACAGCACTCACCCCTCTAAAGATCGAATGACCCGACTCCACCAGAGAGCAAAAGACATCCTGAATTACGGGTACTCGATGCTGGTTGTGCAGATCACTTACCCCAATAGGATTTTCGACATTACTGCCGTATGCGAAAAGATTATCTCTTTCCGTGACTTCGTTAGCAGCAATCAATCCTCTGTTGGTCATTACGGGGTGATTAGGGGTAACGGTAAGATTGCGACCACTACGAGTCACAAGCTTAACGACCATCCCCTCGTAATAACTTTTTGACCCAGCGACGAACCTGCCTTGCACCTCTGTGTTTGGCAGGTAGCAATTTATGGAGTTGCCATCTTTGCTGTACCAGTCACGAACCTCTTCGTTGGTGTATAGGTGGGCATGGCGCACTGCATGGGTATGCCGGGTTGTCGGTGACAGTGCCGAGATGTGAACCAGCAGCGTTTTCAGGCCGAAGAGGTCATTCGCCTCCTGGTCTTCATCCCACTTAGCCCGGCGCAGCGCGGTAGTCACTTCAGTGCGTGCTATACGGTTTGCCCGGCGCTTCTCGATGCCGGTCTGGTCTGTCAGGTTGCGGGCAATGTCCAGCGGATTGAGACCACGGCCCATGCCATCAGTCAGCACGCGCGCCATGTCGCGCTTAACGTCAGCCGTCAGTCCCTTCATTTCCTCAAACACACGGGCATGCACCAGCGCCATGCGTTGCTGGTACGGGTCGCTTGCGAGGATGGACGCCAGCGACTCACGCCCTGCTGCATACACCGGGGATTGCTGGCTGAGGTTGTAGAATGACTGACCGGTTCCTTTCTCCGATGCCAGATCGATGTACTCGTAAAACCACAGGTCGTAATCGCCACCTTCAAGCAGCACCTGATCAACCAGGTAACTGGCATCGTTCAGGATGATGGAGAGTAGCGTTGGGTTTAGCTGGTATTCGTATCTGGCGTTTACTGCGAGGGAGGAAGGTATTTTGTTGAGTGCTGATTTGTACGCTTTACCAATCTTATTCATCCGCCTGCCGAAGTCTTTCATTGCCCGGCGTTCAAGTGCATCGGCCCCGGTCGGATCCTGATAGTTACGCGGTAGAATTGGTGGCTTCGTCTTCTTCGTCGCCATCCTCTTCTCCTAAAGGCTCTTCGTCGTCATTGTCATATCCCGCAGCCGTGCGAATCTCTTCACGGGTGAACGCGGGTTCATCGCCGCTGCCCTGCATGGTCTGGTTAATCTCGCCCATGGTCTTGGCGTTGGTGAGCTTCTCAGTGCCGGTCTGTTCATTCAGGTCATCCCAGATAACAACCTTCTGGCTGACTGAATCGACGATCTGCAAGTCAATAAGCTTGTCGCAGAAGTCCTCTATCTCGAAAGCGAGGTCTACTCGGCGCGACTGACAGCGAGCATTAAAGTATTTCTGGTCTTCAGTGCTGGACCGCTCAGCCTGCTGGTTACCAACCAGAATACGCGTAGGAATATCAACTCCTGCGGCGGCTGTTTGCAGGTTTACGTTATAGGTTGGAGACGGATCAGAAACCGGAGAAACAAGGGAGGTTACGCTGGCCCCCTGGAGAGAAAGCAGCACATCATTGCCGCGATTCATCTCGCGTGCAGCGTCGTTAAATTTATCCTGCAACTCATCTACTTTAACGCCGTACATAGATGCAATGCGGCCAAAGTCGATTTCCTTGTCGAAACTAAGTGCTAACTGGCGAGCGGCGTTCTTCAGGAATGACTCACCTGAACCGCCCTCCACCTTCTCCAGGCTAACAAATGCGTTATAAGCTGGCTCAAGGAACCCAATGGCATCGTCTGAGTAATCACCAAGGATGAAAACTCGATCGGGGTGGATATTGACACGGCGACTTGAACCATTCGGCAAGCGTTCGGCGTACTGCCACATTTTCGGCTGACCGTAAGTCTTCGAGTTCAGCCCAGTGTCCCACTCGCTCACCGTTAGCGATCCGGCCCATGCCACGGAAACCTTCTGCAACCCTCGCCCTTTGGTAACCGGAAGGTTCCAGTCTTTTTCATCGCGGACGTGCAGAAGGATGCCTGCATAACGACCGACAAGGCGACGACGATCCGCCTCGGCAAATGAGCGCCAGAACCGGTTGTTGAATACCTGCTTTGACTTGTTTTCCCAGGCGGTTTCGTTTTCGCTCTCGTCGGCATCATCACCCTCGATGATTTCCGGGTTCGTCTGCCAGCACTTGCCCACCAGCTTCTCTACTGCGCCGTGTGCTATGCCACCGCGCCGGTACAGGGCATAGAGGTTTTCGTAGGTTACCTGCTCAGGGAAGCCATACTCGCACCATGCTGAATGGCGCTTGTTGTCCAGACCCATCGTTGGTGCCAACAGCCCCATACGGGCGCGCGCCATCCGCGCATCGTTCAACGCATGGTTGACGGCTAGTGTTAATTTGTCAGTCATGGGGTGTCCGTTAGGGTTTCATCGGCGGGATTTGTGGCCCCTTTGCCGGAGTGAATGACTCAACCTTTCTAAGCATCAGCGTCCGACAATGCCTGGGGATGTAATTCAGAGGCATTACGCAGTCAAATCTGATTATCTTCCCGCAGGCACAGCACCAATACTCAGTCATGCTGGGCCCTCATTAGTGGTGGTGTTCGGTCATCACCTGAATCAGGTAATCAGCACAAGCTTCTCCGTCGGTGGAGTCGCCATCCTGATATGCATTTGGATTATGCTTATAATCGTCGCGCCACTTAACGAAAGCGGCTCTGATTTGCGATTCAGTGAACAGGCGGCCACAATTGATATCTTGAGGCGCCTCATCAGGCACAGGAGTGCTCACGCTGCGTCCTCATTAGTGGATTAATGGCAATAAAAAAGGCCGCCAAAGCGACCTTTTATGTTCAATGTTCTTTCATGTAAAAATGAATTTTTGCCGAAGAATGGCATCACAATACATTATCAACTCTTCCGATTTTCTGGTTCCTTGCAGGTAATGTCTGTGCGTCTCCAGTATATTTCTCCAGCTCGTCACAACCAAATCATTTGGCAGCAATAAACCCTCAGTGATAATAAACGCTGTGTTGCACGCAGAAAGAAGGCTATTTAACTCCTTCTTCTCATTGAAGTGCTTATTACGTAAGTCATCTGAATTTAATTGAGGTGGCATTTGCAGGAGCAAGTATTTGTAATCAGCAATTGCTAATTTAAATGCCATCTTAACCTTCAATTCATCCTGCTTCTTCCACCTAAACATTGCCCAAATGGCAATTAAAGCAGCGACTGCTGTAGCAATAGCTGACGCAGCAGACCAGAATGTTGACCATCCCACAATTTATCACCTCCACGCATGTTCTGAGGCGAGAAAGTTTACACTGTTATCACGATAATTAACCATTACCTATCTTGTGCGTAAGCGTTTCGGAATCATCATTCCGGCCATCTGGCCTTTGCGCTTAATGTGTCCGTCGAGGCTGTAGCGAATGCCGTCCCAGCAGTGCTCATATCCATCGGCCAACTTCGGCAACACCTCACCAGTGATCCGGTCCGTTTTGTACGACCACATGCGGGCCTCACGTGCCACGTTTTTGCAACGCGGGTGGATAATGATTTCGTCGAAACCGCGAAGATGAGCGATCCCGTCCTCAACACTTCCCTGCCATTTTTCGGCGGCTGAGATGTTGAACCCCTGTCGCTTGAGATAGCTAATCGTCTCGGGTCGGGCAGAGTCGGCCTTGATGGGCCAGTCTCGCGCACCGGGAATCGTATCGTACAGCTCTGGCATGTGGTCGAGCTCTGTCTGCTGACCGTACGCCTCATACTCGATGTAAAGCCGGTTATGCAGGATGAACGAGCGCACCAGCGTGTTAGGGTCTTTGGCGAAACCGAAGTCAGCACCGAAGAACAGGCGCTCAGCTTCTTTCCAGAGGTTTTCCGAGAACTCAGCAATCCGGTATTTACCGGCAAGAACCTGTTTATCGGAGTTTTCGAGATAAGCGCCTTCCCACACCCATGCGTATGTCGCCGGGTCGAGGCGTCGCTGATCGTTCTGTCGCTCGCCTTCCAGCACGTCGGGGAACCACGGGTTATCCGTGTAGTTCATTTCAACGGTGATGCAGTCGTCACCAGCCTCTTTGCGGAAACGCTTGTCCGTGGCGCTACCGTCGCGCTCCGGGTTCCACGTCACCCAAATCTCTGAGCCTTCTTCACGAACTGTCGGGCTCAGCTTCTGCCAGGCTATTTCGCTGACTGATTCAGCCTCATCTACCCAGCAAAGCAGGATGCGCGCTTTCGACTTGATGCTGTCGAGGTTATGCCGGAGACCGCAGAACACGTAGTTAACGCTCTTGTCGATGGTGCGGATGTACTTCTCGCCGATGTCAAAGTTGGAAGCCAGCCATGGAACAGATAGGATCGCCTGTTTCACCTCCTGCATGCTCGACTCTTCCAGCGAGTTCATGAACTCACGCGCGCAGAGCACTACGCCGCTTTCACCGTTCATCATCGACTGATACGCCTTTACGGCAGTCATCAGCGCGAATGTGCGGGTCTTGGCGCTGCCTCGTCCACCGTGAGAGCACCGGTAACGCTTATTCACGGCGGTGAACAGTGGTGCAAGCTTCGCGGGGATCGGCAGTTGAACGGCTTCACTCATGATTTCGGCTCAACGGGGAGTAGCTGGATGACAGTCGGCTTCGGAGTCATGGTTCCGTCAGATGATTTGTGGTCGATTTCCTGGCTGACTTTGTCGCCGTACTTTTTCGGGTTCATGCGGGCCAGAGCCCATTTTCGCGTGTCGATGCGAAGACGTGCTTTAGCTACTGCGGCAGCCTCTTCATTAACACCGTCAGCAATATCGAACATATCTTCGAAAATCGCATCAGCGCGTGTCTCAGTGGCTTTCGCGTATTGGTCGCGAAACTCTGCATGTTGTGCCAACCAGCGGAACACTGTCGCCTTGTTAGGCATCCCGGGTAGCTCACAAACTTTGCGCAGGCTTTCCCCATCGGCAAGCAGTGAACATATGTCAGCAGCCACCTCTGGTAGATAATCAGAAGGGCGGCCAGTCTTTGGTTTGGTCGCCATAGTTTGTTACTCCGTTGTTTGTTCTTCTGGCTGTTCGGCTTGCTCATCTGGTACCGGAGTGAACTCCACACGCTTTACATCAGCAGGAGCGAAATACAACCACTGCCCCGTCTCGGTCGCCAGCGGCACAAAGCCGTTAACCAGCTCAGGTTGACGGCGTGACATCTTGCCCGTGAAGGTTTCGCCTGTTTGGGTGGTAAGCGTGATTTGGTAGATGTCAGACATGATTACCTCGTTGTCTTGTCGCAGCTGTTGCCCTGCTTCTCAGAAGTGCTTAGCCACTTACGGCTTACCCGTCAGCAAGATGTGATCACCATCCTTGCGGGGTTACACATATCATTATCGAAGCCCCTCAGTGAAGAGCTTCTGTAATGCCTACAGCAGTGGACTGCACAGCGCGCCGGTGTTGCGAGGGTGTCGGCCAAAGACGTTAATCTTCTCTCGAACACTTTCGCTACACATTCGCTCTACGATTCGCCAATCAGCCTTTTCAGGCGCGGTTTTCACAGCGAATGCGGAAATGACTCGATCCACCACCCGGCGCAGTGAGAACGCCGCGCGACTGATGATGTCGCTGTTTAGCGAAAGGGACGCGATAAACGCCCAGCACCCTGAAAGGAAAGCGGAGATGCGCGGGTAAAACTTAGCCATGTATTACTCCTGTTTAACTGATACCTCGCGTTAATGCGAAGCTATGAGAATTTGCTACGGTTAAAGTCCAGAGGAGAGACTGTGTCAGAACCTCAGGGATGAGGCTCTATTTCTCCTGGGTCTGCTTATCCCATTCCTCGCGGAACCTGGATGGGTTGTCGAAACCTTCACTGCACTGGTTGGTTTTCATCATTTAGCCCTTTCTCTATTTTGCGAATTGCTGCCCGATCGATGTTGCACTGCCCGACAATTCCGTAAAGCGTTGCGTTCATCGAAACGCTGTCACCGTATGTGGGATTGTCTGGCAGATCAGGCACATCAATGCGCGACGTCAGTTCCGCCGGAAGGCTCAGAACCGGCTGCTTTATCACCCGGTATTCCACGGGCGGATTCTGCTGCTGCGCGCAACCGCTCAACAGCGGCATCAGGAACAGGAGCAGCAGCGCACTTATCTGCCGCCAGGTAGCGCTTAATCTCGCTCTGTAGCATTCGGTTCTGCTTCGCCGATTCTGCCCTTTGCTCTGCGACCTCAGACATGACCACGTTTTGCCTGTTAACAGCGCCAGCAAGCTCTTTAACGCTCCCCGCCAGATCGTCATTTTTAGCCCTCAGGTCGTTGATCTGCACATCCTTGCTGTCGTTAAGCTGTGTCAGCCTGTCGTTCGTCGCCGTCAGCTGATGATTGCGGGCGTTCAGCCCCCACAGGCAGATAGCGACGAGAATGATGAACGCGCAAGGAATGAGAATGTGCGCATTGTTTTTGAAAATGCGGAATAAACTGATTAACCCGAACATAAAACCCCCTTAGCTTTAGTCAAGCGGGCTTTCCTGTCCTCCAGTCCGTTGGTACCACCGTTGATGATTCTGGTGATGCGGCTAACATCATCTGAGTCAGCGATAGCGTTAAGTCCGTGATTGCTCCACCAGGCAGCTGCGGATTCAGCAGCATATTGAGGCTGAGCAAGTAGTTCCGGGCTCTTCACGATATCAACGCCAAGCTGTTTGACCAGCGCGGCGTAATTCGCTTTCCCCGTAACCTGAATCAGTCCGCGCCCGCGGTAACGATATCCATCACCACTGTTGCGATCGCCGTTCCCGTTCCGGTTGGCGTAGATGATGCTGCCAATCATTTTCTGGTCGGCAGGGTGAGCATTCTGGCCTGAATCTACACGACCATATCTGAAAGCATCTTCCTGGCTGATTCGATTGCCGAACATTGCCAGCAATGCGCCGTAGCGGTAATTCAGGCTCTCTTCCACATGCACGAAGCCAGATGATTCATGCCCCACCTGCGCGAGGAAGTGCGCCTGCCTTAACGGTGTGCCTATGTCGTACTTCTGCATTGCAGCCAGCACGACTGGAAACCACTTGCCGGCCAGTGCCGAACTGGTGCCCGTTGCTTGCTGAAATTTACTGAGGGTCAGCATTTGCTTTGTCTCCCGGTTCATTCAGGCCAAGGCGACGGCGCGCATAGGCGAAAAGCGAATCCACCCCCACATACCCGACGCCAGCCGAGATCGGCCAGCAAAGCTCAGGGGGGAAATTCCAGTTGAAGATTGCCCATATAGCCGTAAGTGTCGGCTGTGCGAAGAAGCAAAGGATTCCGCACATCGTTGCGCCGGCGATCCGGTCTTTCCACTTTGATTTCGCGCCGCGCGAGGTAGCGAGTATCGACATGACAAAAGCCAGTACCGAATAGCCAGCTTCGTTTTTGTGGTTTACAAGCCACGCAAGCATCACCGCCCAGGTATCTGGTCTGTCTTGCATAGTGGTTTTCTTCATGTTCGCACCTGCTTGGTGCTGGTTGATTAGGTCAGGCCCTCGGGACGATTTAACAAGTAGGCGTGTCGAGGATGTTTCCCGGGACCTGAAAGTTAGGGCCTGTTGAATTCGCCAAAATATTTTTTTGCTGCATCTTGATAGGCCTGATGGGCCTCATGCTTGGTCATAAAGTTACCCAAGCTGATCGCCTTTTTATTAACAACAATCCTTGCTCTCCATGGTTTCTTAACCCGTTGAGCTGTTTCGTAGTAAACCCCTTTAAAGCCAGATTTGTTGTTTTTATATTTGGTCTTGTTTTGCCTGTTCTGTGTCGGCGTGCAAAGGCGCAGGTTACTAATTCTGTTGTCGCTCTTGTCGCCATTGATATGGTCGATTTCCATACCTTCTGGAATACAGCCTTTCGCTACCATCCAAACTATTCGGTGGAGACCAATACACTGACCCAGCGCGCTGACCATGTGGTAACCACAATTGTTAACATAAATTGGGTTTTCCCCAGCCTTTGCTGTACTTGAGTTGGCTATCCTGACAATGCTCCCGACATCTGGGTCGCAAAAGAAGTATTTTTCAATCTCTTCCTTGGAAGGATCTTTTAACATGGCGTTTGCCTTCTTTGAGATGAACCTTTGCCGCATAGGAAATCAGCCCGTCGAGGCTCGCCAGCACTAACTGACTTCCTCAAAGGCTCATTTCAAAGTGAACGGTTCGACGTTAAAGGGGAGCGCATTGCGGTGCGCCTTTGAAATTTGGAAATAAAAAAGCCCAAGGCGTTAACCTCGGGCTCTTAATTCTTTGTCGACAATCAAAGCTATGGCGACGATATCAGATTTACATGAAATGTATGCTATTTAATTGACTTTTGCAATACCCTGCTTCGAAAAAGTCGCCTTTTGTTGTGATCGTGCTCTCACAGTGCAACGAAGAGAGTCGTCATCAAGTCGTTTAAAGATGGCGCACATGGCCCTCCAGTAATCGGCGTAGTTATGGCACCAGTTATCAGGCTTAACGCCACACAGGGCCGCCAAGTCCTGATGCTGATACACATCCTTACCCGCCAGCTCCGCTTTCGCGTCCTGAGCCGCCAGCCATATCAGTTTCTTAAGCCGCTCCATCGTCTTGCCGGCCACCTTCTTCGTGCCGAGCTGTTCCCGGAACTCTGCCCACGCCCACTGGGTGATCGCTACCTGGTACTCGAAGCGGATATTCTCGCTGTAGTTCCACAGCAGCCAAGCTTTCTGGCGGTCCTCCAGCGACAGGACAGCCCGGCGCCAGGATGCGGTCACGAACTCAACCGGGCTCACCAGCGCGATCGATGACCCCTTTGCGCGGGACTGGCTGCCGCTCATCGCCGGGCCGTCCGGATTAACTTTGCGGCCGGTGACCGGATCGGTGATTTTCTTCCGGCTCCGGCTGCGCGCCGTCGCGGTGAATTGTGCGTTCTCGGCGAAAGCTACCAACTGCCCTTTCGTCGCCCCGCTCAGATCTGCGGTCGCCACAATGAGCTGCTGACGTACGTATTCCAGTTGCTGACTGTTCATGCGGCTTCCTTCTGTGGCTGATTGGTTTTGGTCTGGCTGTGCTTTGCTACTGGCGGCATGCTGGCGCGCTTTACGCTTTCGGCCTGGTACTTTTCGAAATCAGCTCTGGTCATGATTCCACCACTCCCGTGCGGACTTTCTGTATTCAGGGTTATCTGTCTGGCAGATAATTTCCGCTCGATCGCCGCTTATCAGCTCGCGGGCTTTCGCATACAGCCTTTCTCTTTTCGAAAGCTGCGTTGTTTCGTACCAGGTGCTGGCAACGAACCTTCTCGCTTCAACTGGAGTGAATGTCTTCACGCTGCCTCCTGCTGCTTCAGTGCGCGAAGATCTGCTCTGGCCTTGGCGCGTATACCGTCCAGTTCTTCACGGGTGTATCGGTGGGTTTCGTTGTTGGATTCCAGAGCCAGCACGCGCTCTTCGCCGATCAGCTCAACCAGCGCGGCACGGTACGCCTCGATGTTCCCGGATTTGTGAACGTTGCATGCGGAGCACTGGAGCCAGATATTGTCCGGGTTAAAGCGAAGCTGTGGTGCGGCGGCCGTGGTGCGGTAATGCCCGGCATGCCAGGCAAAAGCGGTCTTGGTTCCGCAGGAGATACAGCCGTGCCCGGCGGCCAGCAGCATTTCGCGCCGCCAGTCGTTGAAGGCGCGCTGAGTCATCTGCACCCAGTGACGGATCGGCTTCAGCTCATTGCGACGTGCAGCGCGCCGTTGGCGTCCTGCCTTCTCGGCCTCTTTCTGCTCCTTAATGCGCTTCGCCGCGGCTTTCACCTTCTCCTTTTCGCGCTCTTCCATCGCGAGGATTGCGCCGTGCTCCGGGCTGCACCAGCGGATCCGGATGTCGTGGAATTTCGGCACGAAGTATTCACCGCATACTTTGCACTTACGGCGGGATGGTTTACGCATGGTTCCTCCTCGCCGCGAGACGCAGCCATTTCTGATCCACCAGGCGGGCGGTGTAGCCCTTCAGTGTCGGGATTTCGGACGGCTTAACCGCGGGCTTACGCTGGCGGCGCGCCGGAACGTTGTAGATGTGATTTGTGATGACGCGTGCGAGAGGACTAGCCACGGGAAGCCCTCCACTCTTGCGCCCAGGCGATGCGCTTACTGGATGCTTCGGAGAACTTCACGCCGCGGTCGGTGCCGAACCAGTAAATCGCCTCAATGACGTCGACCATGTAGCGCTTGCTGGATTTGGATGTGCGGACGCCGAAATAAACGCGGCCGCCGTTGATGCCCGGCGCGGATTTCTGCTCCTGGTCCTGAGTCTGATTCACCAGAACGGTGATGAGGTCCTTCCATTCCTCGCGGGTCAGCTTTTCGCCGTGCCAGACAACCTGGTCAGACAGGTCCTTCAGCAGCGGCCACATAAGACGGTTTTGCTTATCGGTTCGCGTCTCTTCCCGGGCCTCGACCACCATCGGCGCGCGAGGGTTTACCGGCAGGGTGCGAATGTACGCAATGAGGTTCTCTTTAACGGTGTCGTTAACGATGCAGTAGTGCTGTTTCATGCGCCACCTCCGACAGGTAACGCAGAACGCAGAAAATCGCAGGTGCATTTCTGCATCTGTGACAAGCTGAGGAGTTCAGATTGTGGTCGCATTTAAGTCCCCTTAAATGCGCAGAAGTCACCGATGGGTGTTCAGGCCATCAGCAAAGAAAGTATGGACGGTTGATTCAACAAAATCAACTGAAGAGAAAGGCCTCCGAAGAGGCCTGTTTGTTATGCGTCGAATGGGTTAGGCATCGCTGTCACCGTCTGCGTAAATGTATTCACATACAACAGACATCCTCACCCTCTGTTTTTCTCCAGGATAGCTTCCTGCTGGCAGATTAACCCTTCCATACACAGTTGTTAGCCAAAGAGGGCCGAGCGTATATTTTATCGCTATGACTTTGTCCCAATCTTTTGGAGGGAGATTTTTGGAGTAAGAATGCATTTTTGCAATTTCTGCCAGAGCGCTGGCTAGCAGCTCATGCGTAAACAGCAATGTGCCATCATGAGATGTCTGACGAATAACCTGGTAATGGCAATCTGCCTTTCTCAGGCTCGAGTCGTAAGCAATATGATTAAGCTCAACACCAAACTGGCCGCGAACAACATCGAGAGGGTTTAATTTAATGCGGCTAAATCTGGCCATCACTTCACCTCCTGCTGCGGTGCTGCTGCCCACTGCTTACATGCCTCAATCTGCTCTTCTGTGAAGTATGAAAATGCTCCCTCATCACTCCATCCGACACTACGAAAGTTGTCAGGTAACGGCCCTTTTTTCTTACGTTCGCAACAATAAAACTCAACAGAGTCAGCTATCGGAACAGGCCTAGTAAACTTCCATGTAAACCCCGCCTTCCTCATTAGCTCCCTTGGCTCTCCACTGAAGTAGCTAATGATTATTCTCTTGAATTTTGGCATCTAATTACTCCTGCTGGGGTGCTGCTGGCAGTGGCATCCAGTGGGTTATATCTACGCCCAAACGCAGGTCATAGCCTTCTGCATGAACGTATAGCTGTGCGTCGCCTTTACCGCTGAAATTTGATGAACTAACAATACCGCAATCTCTCAGCCCATCACCCTGGCAGAAATAGAATATCTCGGTGCCTATTTCTGGAATCCGTTCACTGCAAGCCACCCAACCATCCGGAATCACCGGAGAGTTGCCATCGGCACCCTGAAGCATGGCGGCGCGACACGCAAACCATGCGGATTCAGCTATTGCGCCTAGATGTTTTTTTGCTGATAAAGAGTACCGGTTAGGTTGATAATTCTGCTCCCATTCACGACAGAACCACGAGTAGAAGTTGTCATCAGCATCAGCTGGTACTGACTTTAATTCAGGCATATCCGGCCCTTTTCGAATCGCCTTTGCAAGCTCAACTGGGTCATCATAAAGCCAGTCGCCAGTATGCGGGTGGTTAGCCTCTGCAAGCTGCGCAGCCCATTCAAGTCCGTCCTTTTGACCTTGCAGATAATCCAGTGGCAACTCATCACGATTGCTTAAAGATTCGGCACCCTGAAGCATTAGGGCACGGAGAATTTCAATGCCAACGAACTCCTCAACCTTAAACCCAGCCCCGATAGCATCAATAGCTTCCTTCGCATCACGGGTAGATTTATATGGGCTGCCATCTTCGTAAGTAATTAAGTAAATATCAGCTACTGGTTTAATGGTCATGATTTACCTCCCTGAAGCATGGCGGAGCAGAATTTGTCAACGATACGAGCCAGTGAGTTGAAGTTGATGAAAGGCACAGCCTGATGTCCCTTGTAAATATCACTCCACTCCATTGCTGGGGCGCCAGAGACTTCAGCGACTGCATCACGCAGTGCATCAAACGAAACAGGCTCGGCATTAACCGCAGATGCAGGAGGGGCGGTGAATAAACGAGTTCCATCCTTGAAATTTTCCCAATCAGCCTGTCCATCAGCGGCTATGCACGCCACCCTTGCATCCGGATGGCATCCGCAATCGTCATACTCGCCGAGAACAACCTCGCCAACAGGCTCCGCTTCGAGCGATGCCAGCGCCAGCTTCATCGCAGCAAGCGCATTGGCAGCATCTTCGTTTACAACGTCGGGCGTCGCATCGCGCTCTTCTTCAAGCTCCGCGATTCTCAGCTGGAGCCATTCTTTGGTAAGTGTGCTCATGATGCCTCTCCTTTACCGGCTGCGGCCAGAGCCGACTTAGAAGCATCAATATTCCACTGCGCATCACCACAGCACAGAATCCCGTTTGAGGCTTCGTAGCCAAACGCCTCTGTATGTTCGATAAAGGCGTGCGCGCATTGCAGGTGGTGTGATAGCTCAGCAATCCGCTTCTCTGCGGCTTCCAGCTCATCCACCTGCGCCAGCACGCGCTTAGCCAGCCAGCATTTCTCTTCGTCGCCATAAGGATTGTCAGCAATCTCTCTGAGTCGACCAGTGCTGATATCACCGCCATCAGCGCGGAAAGGACGTTTGTCGATGTTGCTCATTGGGCAGCCCCTTTCGTGAATGCTTTGACGAATGCCTGGCAATCTTCATCACTGAGAAATGATTGCTTCTCTTCGGTTGCACCTCCTTTGCGAGGCTGGGCGGCGAACTCGCGGGCATCATCACCGCTGATATCTGCATGCATCTCTTTGGCGAACATCTCCACACCCTGATCCCGCACTTCAGCCAGGAAAGCGTCGGTGGCCGGGGTTTTTATGTTGTTAAGCGCATCAGTGAATCCGCCGCGCTCCATGCCTAATTCAGCTTCGTAATCAGCATCGAAGGCAGCGTCTTTGCAGAATTTCTTCAGCCCCGCATTCTCCGAAGAAAGCTTCTCAAGCTTCATCTGCAGATTCTCGATAGTCGCATCAGCAGCACGGAACTCGCGCTGAGACTCTGCAAGCTTCTGCTCTAACTCTTCATAGGTTGGTTTCATGCTCTCACCCCGTATACGCTTAAAATTCGCTTCATAGCCGCGCTGTTGCGGCACTCCTGAAATATTCCGTTGGTGCAGCTGCGCGCGGTACCAGCCTGCTCTTCCGGCGTAGCCAGGCGATAAGTCACCGTTCGCCAGACCTTGCTCACCCGGATAATTTTTCGAGACTTTTCCAGATCGATAGCGTTCTTCGTGATGCAGTTGATGGTCATGCCGCACTCTGTGGCCACATCCTTCGCGGTGAAGGTCCGGTGCGTTTCGAGATAACGCAGAATTGCCTGTTTGCCCTTCATCGTATTAGCACTCATAGTCAGCCTCCTGTTGCATCTGGCCGCTGTAGGTGAAATCTACCGGGTCCAGGCCGGAGTAGCGGCTGCTGAAGTGGTAGGTCTTTTCTGCACCAGGCGCATGGCGGGACTTCACACAGATGATTTCGGTGATGCCTTTCAGTTCGGTGTTTTCGTTGTACTTCTCATCCCGGTAAACCATGAAGATCACATCTGCTTCCTGCTCAATGACGCCAGACTCTCGCAGGTCTGCGGCAACGGGACGCTTATTAGCGCGCTGTTCAAGGTTTCGGTTCAGCTGGGCCAGAGCGATGACCGGGCAACGCAATTCTTTCGCCAGGTTCTTCAGGCCGGTGGCGATCTCCCCTACGCTGCGGTTCATGTTCTCAGGGTCAGACATGCGCATCTTCTGGAGGTAATCGACAATGACCACACCAAGTCCACCCAGTTTCTTGCTCATTCGCCTGGCTTCCGCTCGCACCTGATGAACGCTTAGGGATGGCTTGTCATTGATGTAGATCGGAGAGTCGATGAACTCCTTCATGCAGTGACTAACCTTCCCCCATGCCTCGTCCATTTTCCCGCTAACCTTGCTCAGCAGGTCTTCTTTGCTTACCCGCGCCCGGTGGAAAGCGACTCGCTCAGAGATTTGTTCCACTGGCATCTCGAGACTGAAGAACAGCACCGGCTTTTTGTTTTTCAGGCCTACGGTTTCTGTCACTGTGGTGCTAAACATCGTTTTACCCATGCCAGGGCGCCCGCCAACGACGATAAAATCCGTATTGTTGAATCCTCCGAAAGCACTATCGATGGTCGACATGCCTAGCTCTGTTTTGTATTTCCAGATATCGCCACTGATGATCGCCTGGATGGTTTCCAGCGACATATCGATACCAGTGGTGATGTGTTCAGTTCCGTAGTCAGCGCTGTGCTCAATTCCAGAGATGTCGGCCTGAATGTTGCCGATGATGTCAGCAATACCCTCGGTCGTTGGTTCGGACAGTTTCTGGATCCCTACCTGTAGCGCCAGGGTCATCCGGCGGCCGAGATGCATTTCCCGCAACTTTTCGCAGTACGAGGCAAGGTTCGCGAACGACGGTGTGTTTTTGCTGCATTCAGCCAGGTAAGCGAATCCCCCGGCACTTTCCAGCGCGCCAAGCCGTTCAAGGTCGCTGGTCAACGTCAGCAGGTCTATCTTCTCCCCGGACTCGTTGAGGCGTTTGTAGGACCGCAGAGCCACCTTGTGAGGCGTTGCTGTGAAGTGGTCCTCAGTCAGCCCCTCAATCGCGTCAGTCGCCATGTCAACGCCGTCTGTGCGGCCCGCTGCGAGCATGATCCCGCCGATGACGGCCTGCTCAACGTACAAATCGATAAAACGGCTCATGCTTTGACTCCCTTGCGCTCACGGTGCTCGTTGATGGCCTGCTCGTAGACAGATCCCCAGTTCTTCGGATTCAGGATCCAGTCGAGTGTCAGCCATGGCTGATCGCCTCTGGTGGCGAACAGGGAAGACTTGCTAATCAGCTCGAAGGCCATTCCCATGTGCTTCAGTTCTCGCCAGTTGCCCTGGGTGGTTTTGCCGTTCCACACAGCTTCCAGGTCTCGATAGGCCGGACGGCGGCGGTTCCACTCATGCAGCGAAACGGCCTTCGAAGGGAATTTTTCATTCCAGAGCTTGATGATCTCTTCGTGCGGACAGGCTTTCGGGTTGCTGCCATGACCATCTGCCCATATCAGGGCGTCTGACAGGTATCCATCAAAGCGGGTCATACGGCACAGGTTCTCTGGCTTGAAGCTGTGACCCCAGTTCACATGGGCCCAGCGGATAACGAGTTTCAGCTCTTCAGCGGTGTAGCACTGGTCTTTGCTCTTCACCGTGGAGAGAGCTTTCTCGAAAGGTGCCAGCGCAGCACAACGACTACCAGTTAGCTCGTTGAAGTAATCCATCACTTCCTGAGCGAGCGATTTTTCCCCCTGGGGGGTAAGGGGGGTTTTATTATTCTTGTTAACTCCATTCTTGTTCTGTTCGACGGGAGGCTCGTCACTACCTTCGACGGGTACTAGCTTCAAGACAGCGCCAGCACTTGGTTTAGGTTCGACTGGAGGCTCGTCACTACCTTCGACGCCTGAAATGCCCTGATATTCACAATAATTTGTGATGGTAATCACGGTCCCGAATGGGGTTCCCTTGGTGCTTAACATCCCTTCACGGCAGAAGAATTTCAGCATTCGCTCAACGGCTTTTGCACTCTTTTCATTGCCGTCCTGATCGCAAAGTTTTCTTGCCATGATGGCGGTGGTGGTGACCAACTGCCCTGCTCCAAGCATCCATTCGCGGCCAGCAAATTCAACGCTGCCAGGCTTAAAGCGAGCCTCCCCAAGCAGGCGCACCCACAGGGCTAACTTAGCCGTATCCTTTGACCATGGTGCTGTGAGAGCGCTTCTGAACAAGGCAAAGTGACCCTGCTTCCTGTTATCCACGCGAGAGCTCCTGGAGGAATACGCACCTCCGTTCCGATCTGCTAACTTAACGACGCCCATGCTTCACCCCTGCCTGAATCAGTGCCAGTCTTGACATGCCAACAAAGCGCTCCGCGAACGCCCGGTTTTTTGAGGCAGCGACAACCAGGCCATCTGGTGAATCTGGATGGCGACGTTCCTCTTTTTCCTGGTACTTTTTGCGAGTTTTTGACATACTTACTCCCGTTACTTGGCGTAACACAGTGTGATAAGGGCCTTTGAAGTGACCGCTTCAAGGGCTTTCGCTTTTTTGGTAGTACCCATCACATAACTCCCGGCGCCATAGCGGCCAGACTTGTCACCACCGCAGCGATTGATTCAGTTGGCAGGAAGCGCAGCAGTGCTTCAGCAGCTTCTCTCACCTCTTTCTCAAGGCGTTGTATCGGCTGACCAAGTAACTTCGCCTGATGCGCTTCAGTGCACTCTTTCATGGCCTCGGCTATCAGTTCGGCCTCAGTCTTTGCGACCAGACCGAACTCTCTCGCCACTTTCTCGTTATCCCGCGCCATCACGTCGATAATGACGGGGATCAGTAGCATCAACCCCTTGTCGTTCTTCGGGCCCGGATCGTTAATCATCCGGAAGAAGTTCTGCTTCGTGTTGTGTTCAGAACCTGCCAGTAACAACCCCTTCCCGCCGCGCGCCAGCCACTCTTTCGCAACCAGCTGAGAAATGTGAACCTGAGACTGGCCCGGCGTAGCTTTTTGCCAGGCCTTAACTGCCTCCCGTATTCGAATTAGCTTACGGTTATTGCGCGGAACACTTTGATAAATCGAAATCAACGGACGTTGTTCAAGTCCGGTACTCTGTTGATACGCAAGTGAATGCATTGCTTTCCCTTTCGTGGTTAGGGCCGCCAATTAGGCGGCGTTGTTGCTGATTGGTGGAAAAACGTCATCAACGCTTACTGAAGCGCCATGCTTATTCAGAGCTGCAACAATCGCCCGGCACTGCTCAAGGCTTAAGCTGCGTTTATTTTTTTCGTAATGGCAAACCGCACCTGTCGACAGGTTCAGCTCTTCGGCAATCTGTCGCTGAGTCAAACCGATGTTTCTGCGGATTTTTCGGATATTGTTCATGTCGGGTCTCCTTTAAACAACTTAAATATACGTTTTGTATTCTTTGTTCGCAAGTAAAATATACGAATTGTGGCTCGCGCAAATATATACAACTTGTATCATTCGGGTATGACTATGAAATGGTACGACTTAGCTAAGACCCTGATGAAAAGTCAGGGCATCAATCAGGAACAGCTGGCGGAGCACCTCGGTATTACTAAAGGTGCGGTAAGTCATTGGCTGAACGCTCGGCGTGAGCCAAGCCTTTCCGAGATCGCAAAAATATTGCAGTTCCTTGGCAAAAAGAACTTCTCCGTAGGAGCTGGCGGTATGATCATTGACGACACGCTTAAGGGTGATGTGGAGTACGCTGGCCCCTACAATCCTGGTAACAAGTATCCAGTAATCAGTAGTGTCCAGGCTGGTTCATGGTGCGAAGCGGTTGAGCCATACACCCTAAAAGATATAGATCTGTGGCTTGAGTCGAATGCTCACATTCAGGGTGACGCGTTCTGGTTGCTCGTTGAGGGCGAGTCAATGACAGCCCCTACTGGCTTGAGCATACCTGAAGGAACCTATGTACTTTTCGACACCGGTAGAGATGCGGTAAATGGCAGTCTGGTAATAGCAAAGCTATCCGATTCGAACGAGGCAACATTTAAGAAGTTAGTGATCGACGGTGGGCAGAAGTACCTGAAGGGTCTAAACCCGCAATGGCCTCTTGTTCCGGTGAATGGTAACTGTCGAATTATCGGTGTTGCTGTAGAGACGAAGCTGCGGCTGGTTTAGCAGGCGCACTGAAATTACGCTGAGGGGATAATGGAAGAATCAGATCAGGAAAAACGAGAGCGCGAGCTAATGGAGGTGCTTTGGCGAAAATTTAGAGCGCTATCACCTGAATTACTGTCTCAATTCCTAGCAGAACGAGGCGTTCCAATCGTCTCATGCCCTATATGTGGCAGTGCAGATATGGCCGTACCACAGGCCAGCGAGCAAATTTATGACGGAGATAAGCCGACTGGAGAATGGTTTACGTATGTAAACCCATCAAAAGTAAGCTCATTTGGGTTTGAACCATTACACTCCTTGCTTCAGTACAACTACCGCATAATTTGCAAAAATTGCGGATATGAAAACAGATTCTCTGCGCACCCAGTTCTATCGTGGCTGGAGAAGAATGACAAAAAAACTAATGCCGAGTAGACTATGAATCAGCACAAAGAAGATGCAACAGTCGTCTGGGATCGTTTTCCACAACATGGTGGCGGTAGCGGCGGAGGTGGTGAGATGGAAAGTAGAGTTGCAAGACTGGAATCCGATATTGAGTACATAAAGCGCGATGTATCTGATATTAAATCGGATATTAAGTCTATTGATTCCAGGTTAGCAACAATTGAAACAGCAATTGGCTCGCTTAAAACCACCATTAAAGCCTCCGCTGTTGTCATCACAGTGGTTTTCTCTTTTTGCGCATATATTTTTGGTAATTATGTAGCCAAAATACTTGATGCACTAAATGGGTTGGTTCTCAAGTAACCCCGGCCCCGGCATTGCCGGGTTTTTTAATTTCCTTTCCGCGCTATCTCAGCGGCATCCCTGTTCACGCCCTTCCCTATCACGTTTCCTGTTTCCTTCCGGTACTGCTCCAGCTTGTCGATGATGTTTTGCTGGGTCATAGGTAAATCTGCCAGTGACAACTCCATGACCGCCCGCCCCATCGCCTGAATTTTCATGCTTATACGCTCTTCATCCAGAACCATGCACATCCCTCCTGCTGTTTTTTTAAGCATAGCACTGGTATTTAAAAAAATAAATCACCTTAGAATACAATTTGTTATCACAAAACCACCCACTAATTATACATTTCGTATTGCATGATAAGAATACGTTTTGTATATTCAATCCATCGAAACGAAACATCGACAGCTGAGCGAAGTTAGCCAGCGGCGGACAGCAAGTCGCCTGCTCATTAAGAATTCAACCAAGCAGCAAATCACCCGGAGCGCTCCTGGCAAATTGAAATAGCGCCCAATGGGATTGAGGCAGGTGTGTAACGCGTGGCGGGTATAGCACACGAAGAGGACTCCGCACCGGAATGATTTGCTGCTCAGTTCCCGAACATCGGGGAATCTTTACCAGCAGCTCTTTGCGAGGGGCTGACGGTAAACAAGCAGAGAGGTAATTATGCGGCCTGAGTTAAACCAAGAGTATCTCCGCAAAATCCTAACTTACGATCCTGAAAGTGGTCATTTCAAATGGAACTTTAACAAAGGCGCTCGCAATAAATCTCCTTATGCGGGGACGCAAACCAGTTACGGGTACATCAAGATCCTGATCGACCAAAAGCAATACTTTGCTCACAGGCTCGCATGGCTTTATGTGCATGGACACTGGCCTGAAGGTTTTATCGACCACATCAACGGCGATAAAGCTGACAACCGCCTAGTTAACCTCAGAGAGGCTAAGCGTGAGGAAAACTGCCGGAATGTATCCATTAAATCAACAAACACCAGCGGTTACATCGGGATCAGCATTGATAAGCGTCATGGGAGCTGGAGAGCGCAGATCAAGGTTAACAGGAAGCAAATAGCCCTCGGTACTTTCCAAACAAAAATTGATGCTGTGCGTGCTTTTAACGAGGCGGCAGTTTTCCATCATGGCGAATACGCCATTCGAAAGATTAAACATAACGAAGAGATGCTAATGAAAGAGTTTGGGCATCTTTAGCATTTCTCCCGCATCAGCGGGTAACGACAGAGGGCAAGGCGATGGAGTTTAAGAAAGGAGATGTTGTTACGTGGTCAAGTCAGGCCGCGGGCAGCTGGAAGACGAAAACTGGAGTGATTACGGAAGTGTGGGAATACAAAAAACAAACGCGTTACACCGTAAAAGTTGGTCCGAAGGAAGGATCAACGGCGAAACCAAAGTTTTATTACCCCCGAACATCAGCACTACAGAAGGTGTCATGACCCGCTCAGGCGGGTTTTTTATTGGCCATACATAGGCAGATTTTCGAGTCTGCCCATTTATGACAACCGGCGGCCATCCACCGCCCATTAGCGCAGAAGTCATGTATTAACCGTTCCGTTCGCCGCGATAAGGCCAAGAGGATTTATGAGCAATAAAACTGGAGGGCGCGCTTTCCCGTGTAATTCTATCGTGGAGCGCGACGAAGTTGGTCACTTACATGGTTTCGAAGTCAGCTCTGGCGGCATGACGCTGCGCGATTACTTCGCAGCTAAGGCTATGCAGGGTCGATTAGCGAATCCTGACTGGTTGTGTAGCGATGACCGCACAGCAACCGAAGCGTACCAGATAGCTGACGCAATGCTTCGCGCCCGGGGGGCATCATGACAGTCACCCACAACGGCAAGCAGTACACCGCCAAAAAGCTCAACGATAACGAGTGGCAACTGACGTCGCTATCGGCACCGCGGGAAAAACTGGTGCTGAACCGCTGGCAGATGCATATCGCTGGCCTCCTGGAACAGGTTGAGGTGAAGGTATGATCAATCACTACGGCACCACCCCGCTCATACGCCAGTGCGTCACGCCCGGCATGATGGCAATGCATGAAGGCCGCACCTATCGCGTCTCAGCAGTCATTCAGGAGCGTAAATGGGTCTACCTGCACACTGATGCAGAAATCATACGCCTCAGTGACTGCGTGATTGACGTTCTTCTGGACGGTCACGGCAACCCTATCCAGCACTAATCACCCTATTCAACCGATCGGCCTGGCTCAATGCGGGCGGGATCTGCACATCCAAATTTCAGGAGTTCAGCCATGAACGCGTATCTCACTTACGACCGCATCGAAGAACGGCGCTGGGTTGAGCAACAGCTCGACGACGAGAAGGAGAAGTGGATCGACGACCGGGCGCAGCAAATTATCGACATGATGCCAAAAGAGCCGTCCGGCCTCTTCCACTTCTCAGTCCCGATTGACTTCAGCCCATACGAAGGACTTCGCAGCGATAAAGCTGGTGAGGCCTACAACGATTTCATTTCGGCAGTTGCTTACGCCCAGGCGGAATACGACTGGGAACACCGTACCGGCTGCCCGTTTTAATTTTTGAGGGATTTAACAATGAGTACTGCACTTTCCACCATGGCCGGGAAACTGGCCGCACGCCTCGGCATGGATGCCGGTACAGACCTGATGAATACGCTGAAGAATACAGCGTTCAAAGGTGGCAACGTCACGGACGAGCAGTTTACAGCCCTGTTGATCGTCGCCAACCAGTACGGCCTGAACCCATGGACAAAAGAGATTTATGCCTTCCCAGATAAAGGAGGGATTGTCCCGGTCGTCGGCGTTGATGGATGGGCTCGCATTATCAACGAACATCCTCAGTTTGACGGTATGGAGTTCTCTTACGACAAAGAGGAAGGCGCGTGCACCTGCAAGATTTACCGCAAAGACCGCAAGCACCCGACAATCGTCACCGAGTATATGGGCGAGTGCAAACGCAACACTCAGCCATGGCAGTCCCACCCTACACGCATGCTTCGCCACAAGACGCTGATTCAGTGCGCGCGTCTGGCCTTTGGTTTCGCTGGCATCTTCGACCAGGACGAGGCCGAGCGAGTGATTGAAGGAACAACGGCAGAGGTTCATGCAGGCCATGAATCAGATAGCCGTCGTCCGGACCTGATCGCAAAAGGCGAGTCTGCCGCGCGCCTTGGAACCGTTAAGTATCAAGAGTTCTGGGTGGCGCTGAGCGCTGAAGAGAAGCAGGTAATTGGAGCAGTTGAGAAGCGACGCATGTATGACATGAGTCTTGCTGTCGACAACGCCGAGCCTGTCAATGTCGCAGATGCGGAGGCTGAATGATGGAGCAACGCACCCCTGAATGGTTTGCTGCGCGCTGCGGCAAGGTCACAGCCAGTCGACTGGCTGATGTCATGGCCCGGACTAAGTCGGGCTACTCCACCAGCCGCCAGAACTACATGGCAGAGCTGATTTGCCAACGACTGACCGGGAAGCTGGAGGAAGGGTTTTCGAATGCCGCGATGATGCGCGGCACTGAACTTGAGCCAGTGGCGCGCGAAATGTACGCGCTGAATGAGTTCGATGCGGAAATCACTGAAGTTGGACTCATCGATCACCCAACCATACCCGGATTCGCAGCCAGCCCGGACGGACTTGTTAACGACGACGGGCTTATCGAAATCAAATGCCCCAACACCTGGACCCATCTTGAAACGCTGAAAACTGGCGAGCCAAAGCGCCAGTACATGCTGCAAATGCATGCGCAGATGATGTGCACCGGGCGGAAATGGTGTGATTTCGTTAGTTTCGATGATCGCCTGCCGCCTGATCTCGCCTATTTCAAGAAGCGCATTCATTTCGATGAAGAGCTGGCGCGCGAAATCGAGTCTGAGGTTAAGAGCTTCATTGCAGATCTGGAATCTGAAATTCAGAAAATCACAGAGCGTGCAGCATGAAACGCACACCCTTCTACCGCAGGCCCGGGCGAACCGGGCAATTCTCGGGCCTCCGTGAGCGTGTTATCTGGATGATTCAGACGCGCTGCCGTTCCCGGCTGCCAGACGTGCGCGGATTGCCAATCTGTCATTGAGCTGAAGAATAAGCAAAGGGGAATGTGATGTGGCCTATATGCAAACACTGCGGCCGTATGTGCTGGGGTGAATGGTGTATCAAATGCGACAAGCGGGGGTGATGTGATGGATTACAGCAAGTTGAGTGATAAGGAAGTTAATCGAAAGGTTCAGATAGCTTCAAGGCTAATTGGTTCAATGACGGGGAAACGCGTCCTAATTGTCAGGGATGGAAAGTGGGAATTCTTCGATCCATGCAATAACCCGGCGGATGCGTGGCCGATTATAACCGCAAATAAAATCAGCCTTTATGCAATGAGCGAAGCTGACAAAAGAGGCGGCTGGGGAGCCGAGGCTTTTCATCCCAACGATGCATATAGCTTTAACGATAACCCACTTCGTGCCGCAATGATTGTCTACCTCATGGTGCAGGGAGGGAAAGATGATAAGTAAGCTGAAGGAACTATATTCCTACAATCCTGATACCGGTGAATTTACTAGAAAGAATAAATTGAACGGAACTGGGAGAGGAGTGATTGGTGAACAGGTTGGTTCGCTTGGTGTTAAAGGCTATCTGAGCATTTTCCATAACAACAAGCACTATAGTTTGCACAGGCTTGCCTGGGCTTTCACATATGGATACTACCCATCATCTCTTATCGATCACATCAATGGGAATCGCGCCGATAACAGGATAAGCAACCTGAGGGAAACCAATAGAAAAGGAAACTCTTATAACTCCAAACTTTTCTCAAACAACACCACCGGTTACAAAGGGGTGACGAAACTTAAAGGCGGAAAATTCAGAGCACAGGCGAGGCTGAATGGGAAAAAAATCCATATCGGTACATTCTTGACGGCTGAGTCTGCTGCTGAGGCTTACCGTGAATTCTCTATCAAAAACCACGGAGAGTTCTCACCTTTCCAGGAGTCAGCCAATGTTCCAGCTAATTCAACGGGGTCAGATTTACGCTGACCAGCACGGTTGGCCCGTCATCATCCACAGCTTCACATCACAGATAGTCCGCTACTGGCGACAGGGTCGGATCAACACCGCTTCAATCGACCGCTTTAATAATGACTTTGAATACCTCGATCACCGTGAGGCGGCACAGATACGCGCCGAACTGGAGACGAGTGAGCACATTAAATCGCTGTGTGCCCAGCGCGCGGCATGAGGAGGGATTATGGGAAAGATGACGTTCGTCTTTGAGTATGAGGACGGTAAAGAGCCGTCTGTTAACGCAGGAATGGAATTTATGGGTGGGAAGATTGTAGCGGTTGCGTTTCGCGATGCTCTCGAAGAGCCAGAAGTATGTGATGAGATCGTGCCTGACCCTGATTATCTGAAGAACGCCCGCAGTCAACTATGACGCAACTGATAGCCAGTTACGAGCTGGCTATTGGGTGCGAAAATTTAGTGCGATAGAATACCGTCATCATAAAGGAGGAATTAGATGAAACTGACACAACAGCAGTGCACCATCCTAACTGGCTACACTGGGGTATTGATCGGGAGCTTTTCTGATTTTCAGCAGGATGCTGAGAAACGTCTGGGCAGAACTTTGCTTACCCACGAAATGGCCTCTGCCGAGGTTATGTCTGAATTGAAAGAACTTTATAAAAAAGATTTCCTCGCTTTAATGCCCGAATAGACCGTTCGCCACATCCCTGTCTCACCTAAATAGAACCCGCCACTGAGCGGGTTTTCTTTTGGGAGTTAATCATGCATTCGAACCCAATGACCTGGCTCATCGCCGCACTTATGGCGCTGGGCGCTCTCATCTCATTTCTTCACGAACCAGAAGGTGTGCAATGGCAGATTTTAATGTGGGCTCATTAGTCCAGAAGAAGACCGGCGGTATACATGGCGTGGTGGATAGCCAACTGGAGCCAGAAGGCGATCACCCGAAAGCCTGGGTGCGATGGGATGACGGCAATTATTCAGTGCACTCGGAAAACGAATTACGTGCGGCCACACCAGACGGCCCGCAGTTTTATAAAACAATGTCATAGGAGGTGAGATGGTTACAGCAGAGCCACTCACTGCGCAAAAGGCAGCGAAACTCCTGAAAGTCTCACCGAGAACTGTCTACCGTCTTATCGACTCGGGGCAGCTGGCCGGGAAGAAAATCGGGAACAAATACCGGACGACCGACGTCGCCTGTATTGCGTATTTACATGACCCGCGCGATCCTGTTTCCGCGAGCGCGGGTGAACATAAAGGAGAAATTTTATGTCAATCACCCTCAGAGGCGGCGTCTGGCACTGTCATTTCGTTACGCCGTCAGGGAAAAGAATTAGACGATCTCTTGGTACGGGGGACAAGAAACAAGCGCAGGAGCTGCACGACAAGCTGAAGGCTGAAGCGTGGCGGGTGGATAAAATTGGGGAGCTTCCGACGAGGACATTCGAGGAATGTTGCATCAGGTGGATCCGCGAGAAGGAGCATAAGCGGTCACTTGATGACGACAAGACCAAAATAGAATACTTCCTGCGGCATTTCTCCGGGCGGGATATTTCGACCATCACAGCCGAGCAGGTTAACGAGGCTGTTTCTAAGATGGTCAACCGTAAGCATATTCAGATCTGGGAGTCACGAAGGGACGCGGAAATCCGGCGGGGAAAGGAGCCGCCGCCGTATAACGATAAACCGGTTAGCCAGGCCACAAAGAGCCAGCATCTTTCTTTTATGCGTTCTCTGTTTAAGGCTGCGGCTAATGACTGGGGGTGGATTAAAACAGCCCCGGTTATAAAAACCAAAAAGCCGATCAGCAAACGCATCCGCTGGTTGACCAGAGATGAGGCGGAAAGGCTTATCGCCTGCATGCCGGAGTCAATAAAGCCGGTGGTGATATTTGCACTGGCAACCGGCCTGCGCCGCTCCAACATAATTGATCTGGAGTGGCAGCAGGTCGATATGCAGAGAAAGGTTGCATGGGTAAATCCGGAGAACGCGAAGGCGGGCAAGGCTATCGGCGTGGCTCTGAATGATACCGCATGCAGGGTGTTAAGGGATCAGATCGGGAAAAGTTCCAGGTGGGTATTCGTTCACACGAAGCCATCAACGCGCCCGGATAAAACCGTCACTCCGGCTGTCCGCAAAATGCGAGTGGATGACAATGTCGCCTGGCGCATTGGACTGGAAAGAGCGGGTATAGAAGACTTCCGTTTTCATGACCTCCGGCATACCTGGGCGAGCTGGTTAATTCAGTCCGGCGTTCCGTTGTCCGTTCTGCAAGAAATGGGAGGCTGGGAGTCAATCGAAATGGTCCGTCGATACGCTCACCTGGCACCGAACCATTTAAGCGAACATGCACGGAAAATTGATGCCATTTTTGGCAACCATGACACAATTACGACGCAAGGAGAAAATCAGGCTGGTTTGAAACTGGCGTAAGCAACTGTTTTTAAATGGCACGCCCTGTAGGATTCGAACCTACGACCTACGGCTTAGAAGGCCGTTGCTCTATCCAACTGAGCTAAGGGCGCACGGAGAAGAGTGTACTTCGCGGTGGTGAAACGCCTGGAATTATACGGTCAATGCGTAGTGAGTCAATGCCTTTTCCGCCTTCTCTGGCGATAATGACTAGCTGATTGTAAATACGGCTGTTTTTTCAACATTTATCCCTCTTTTACGGGCTGCGAAAAGGCTTAGCCGCTTTTAAGTAACGCCTGCTGTTTTCCTGTTTACTTCACCTTCACACTGTCCAGCGGTAACCCGGCCGCCTGGAGGCTGGAAGTGAACAGGACGACGGAGTGACAGCGCCAGACCAGACAGGTTTTCCCTCGTGCGTGCAGCACATCTCACACGATATTACAGGCATTAAGCTTGAACCCATTGTCGCCCTCTCATCTTCGCGCACGGTGGGGGCCGAAGTGCTCAGCGTGCTGTCGCCGCATCAGCAAAACGAAAGCTTTTTCCAGGACTGGTCCGCCGCCCGGGCGCTTATGCTGCTGGAAGCACAGATCGCCGCGTTAAAAAACCCCTTCCCCTGTGACAACCTTTTCATAAATTTGCCGATAACCGTTCTGACCATACCGGAAATGTTCCAGCGTTTACTGCAACTTAACAGCCCACCGCTGAACATTGAACTCGTGGAGCCTGCCTCGTTCTTTTCACTCTCAGACCCGGCGCGTCTGAGGGTGAGTTGTGCGCTTCAGCAGTTGACCGCGCGAGGACACCGGATCTGGCTGGATGATATTGATGAAGCGTCAGGACAAGCATTTTTATCCTGCCGCCTGCCATTAAGCGGAATAAAAATCGATAAGATCGCTTTCTGGCGTTTACGTGAAACGCAGGCGCTGACACAGCTGGTCACCCTTTGTTCAAAAATCGCTGCGAATGTGCTTATTGAAGGCATTGAAACAGAACGGGACCGTACTTGCGCGCTTCATGCTGGCGCGCGCTTCGGTCAGGGATATTATTGGCCATCCTGGAGATGGCAGGAGGACTGA